AAACGACGAACTCAACAAACATGGCATCACTTCAAACATTATTACTTCTATACTTGGAGCCTTAGACACTCGCATCGCCGAGGCTACAGACCTCGAAACGGCTTACGGCGAAGCCATAGATAAGGGCACACAGGCGCGTATAGCTCAACTGTCAATCGCGCAGAAAGAACAACTTGCAAACGCGACGACAAAAGAGGACTTCGAGAAAATCGGCGCGGAAATGAAAAGCGCTGCCGGAGACGACACTGTCCTCAAAGGCGCTATTGACGATTATATCGAAAGCCTTATTCGCTTGAATGGATTGAGCGATGAATCGACGGATACGCTCGCTGACCAAATCGATTCCGTTGTGGATTTCACGTCCAGACTTGGCGAAGCCAAGGCCGGGATTGAAGAGTTTAATAAGGCCATGGAGGGCGGCGAAAAGGGCGATACGTTCTCTGGGTATGCAGATATCTACAACAAAGTAATGGAAGCGTACCAAAACGGCCTGTTTGGTTCCAACGTTTATCAGGAAGGTATCAAGCAGTTGCTGCCTGAAGAGCTCCTTCACGAACTGGGTTATGATTGGGAAGCGGCTGGCAGTTTATTGGCGAGTGATTTTTGGCGTGGCGTTTTCGCAGATAATGGCGAGGATTATGGCGCAAATTTCGCCAACATTCTCTATGATGCCGTAAGTTCAGGAAGCGAAGCGTTCGGAGACATTTCCGAATTGGTTCATTTTGAAGATGTTGGCGATGGCGCTATGCGGATTATCGTCGACGACACCGAAGAACTCGCGAATGCACTCCAGATCCAAGAAAAAGTGCTTATTGCCATAATGGATGCGCTTGGAATTTACCACGGCGGCATTCAGGCGACCGACGAAGACATCAAGAACCTTGCGAGAGATATGGGGGTTCTTGGTACAACGATGAACGATGCTGACGAAGTAATAAACTCAATCGATCTTTCGAAGTTTGTTGAGGGATTGGTAGATAAGAATACGAGCGTCGAAGACATCTACGATCTCGTCAATGCGTTGAAAGACATGGAGGCACAAGGAAAGGTATCGCTCTCCAATCCCATTGAAGACCTCGACGCGTTCATCGCAAAAGCACGGGACGCAAAAAACCAGACAGAAGATACGGGCGATGGCATTAAGGATCTTGACGACAAAGATGCAAACCCGAAAGTTAGCCTGGATACAACGGCGTTTGATTCCACTTATAAGCGTGTAACTACGCTGTTGAAACAATTAGGACAAACCCAAACAGTGGTTTTAATTAAGGGTCGCATTGCTTTTGCCTCTGGCACTCAATCCGCACCTGGCGGTGAAGCGCTGGTAAACGAAGAAGGCCCAGAAATCATTCAAGAGGGGGATACGGCTCGAATTGCTGGTGGAGGCAAGCCGACAGTCACAAACATCAAGCCCGGTGCAAGAGTATTTACCGCAGCCGAAACGGCACAAATGCTTCGTTCGCCAGATGGAGACGTGGTGTTCCCGGCGCATGCCAACGGAACTAAATACGGCAAAGGCGCTTCGGCGATATTCAACGTTGGGAAAACAGGGCCTACGAAAAGTAGCTCAAGCAATGCCAACGCGTCGTCGCGTTCTTCCAGATCGTCCGGCTCGTCTCGCTCGTCCAGTTCTTCCTCTGCCGCAAAGAACGATTCCGACGCTATTCTCCAAAATCACAAGGATACAGTCGCGCTGCTTGAGAGTGAACTCGATCTTTTGGAAGCACAGGACGCACCGACGAAGGCGCAAGTAGACAAGATCGTCCAGATCCGCGGCGCGCTTATGGCGCAGATCAACTACATGCAGTCTATCGGCGCGTCTCAGACCGAAATCAATAAGCTCTACAAAGACTGGTACGACTGGAACGACAAGATTGCGAAGCTCCAGAAAGCCATGTGGGATGAGCTGGATGATGCAGTCGACAATGAACTGAAAGACGCGAAGGAACTGCGAGACAAACGCCTCGAAGAGCTTGAAAAGGAGCTGGACGCCCTCAAGGAAGCGCGAGACATCAAAGAGGATGAAGTCACGCTTGAAGAGAAGCAGCTTGCGGTGGAAGAGGCGCGTAAAAATCTGCTTAATGCTCAAAACGAGCGCACGGTGCGCCAGTATAATGCGGCGACCGGGCAATGGGAATGGGTCGCCAATGCAAAGAATGTGCAGAGCGCGCAGGAAGCATTGAAAAAAGCCGAGAAGGATCTGGCTGATTTCAAGGATGACCTTGCTTACGATGCGGCCGTTGCCGAAATCGAAGCGAAAAAGGACGCAATCAACGCCGAATACGACGCATTGGAGCAAGGCTGGGATGAAATTCTCAAATCGCTCGAAGAACCCTCCAAGACGATTTCCGAGGTATTGAAAAACATTGCCGAGAACGCTACGCCGGAGATGTACGACCAGATCAACAAGGTCAATGAAATGCTGAAAAAATTCGGCTACTCCATCGACATTGTGACTGGTGGAGGTACTTCCGGCAGAAGTAGTACGCCCGCGCCTTCTTCGAGCAGCGGGGGCGGCGGCGTAACGACCTATACGGTACGGCGCGGCGATACGCTGTCCGGCATTGCGCGTAGATATGGCACGACGGTTCAGACGTTAGCCTCGTTGAACGGCATTGGCAACCCTAATCTGATCTATGCGGGACAGGTGTTGCGGCTGTACGATAGCGGAGGAATCCTCCATGGATACGGTGCGATTAAAGCGACGGGTCAGGATGAAGGTGTCCTTCCTCCGGCTCTTACGCAAGCGATGTTAAGCCCGTCTGCCGACTCTACGTTCCGCGCTCGCATGGCGGAACTGAATTACTTGTACGGCGTGACGGACAAGATCGGAGGCGTAATGCCTGGCATGGTCGACAATCGAATTGGAAGCCAGCATAACGGGAACCTCTACCAGTACGGCAACATTACCATTGACGAACAGCGCGCGAAGACCATGACGCTTTACGAACTCGCACAAACGAGCAGACGCCTTGGTCTTTACAAAAACGCAAACTGAGAACGGAGGCGACAGAAAATGCTTTTCATGCCGACAAACATTACGCCGGATAGCTCGTGGGGCGTTGGGAACGGCACGGTTGATGCGACACGCCCGCTCACGGTGAGCTGGCAAGTCAACGGCAACAGCGCCATGACGGCATATCAGATCGTAATTTACAAGAACGACGCTGCCAGTACGCAACTTTATTCGACGGGAAAAATTACGGAAGGAAATCTTCCGTTTTACGGCACGAACTATGCGGGTGAAACTGAATTTTTTAGCCACGCGATTCCCGCCGAAAACCTCTCTGCATCCGGCATTGTAAATGGCGGAGAGTACAAGCTTATTATTACGCAGTGGTGGAACGACAACCAAAGCGTCACTCAGGCAAGCGCGTCAGCATTCATTACGCGCGCGACGCCTACGCTTTCCGTCAACGCGATTACGTCTCCGATTACGACGCGCTCGTATACGTTCACGGGCTCCTACGCACAGGCGCAAGGCGATGCGATGAATTGGGTGCGCTGGCAGATTGCGTACAATAACGACACGGATCATCCGTTTTACGACACGGGAGAAATCTACGGTACGGCGGAGATCAAGGTCGTTTACGATGGCTTTTTCGCGGGAAACACTTATGCGGTGCGACTGATGGCGCAAACCGTAAACGGCGTTGACGCTGATACCGGGTGGGTTGCGTTTGACGTGGCATACGCGACGAGCGAAATGACGGGATTGGTTTACGCAAAAAAAGCTTGCAAAAAGAGCGCAGTACATGTATCGTGGCCGAACCTGTTTGTCGTGCAGGGCGAAGCTGACGGGCCGTACACCATCTACAACGGCGTGCTTACCCTGCCAAACGGGAGCTCTGTGACGTGGGATAAGCAAAACGAAGATCCGATCAGCTATACGCCGCCGTGGAGCATCCTTTGGCGAGGAAAGCTGTTAAGCGGAGATGCAACGCTGTTTGACATTACGCTTGCTGGCGGGAAGATCACGCTGAAATACGTTGCGGCGACGAGAACGCTTACGCTTTACAACGGCGAATCTGTAATGAAAAGCATTTCCGGCGTAGACGGGGCTACGGTTCTTAATATTGTTCTGACGGCAAACAAGCTCTATGTTCGCAGGGAATGGTACACGGGCGGCTTGCATCCGTCAGCAACGCTTTATCCGGCGAACAACCTCTATCCGTCTGATGATGACACACTGACAGTCAACACGGAAAACTACGGTGTTACCTATACGCAGACGGCAATACAGGCAGTGAAGATCGACGGCACGCTGCAATGTGATTTCATGCAGATTTTGAAGGGCGAAGCCTCGACAGCGACGATCACGTCGTTTATCGACAACAACTCCTATACGCCGGAAAACGACTCACAAACGTACTTCCTTGCGGATTTCACGGATGGACTGGATGCGGGTAACTTGTCCATTGGCGGAGACAACGTCGTCGGATTTGCAGTTTATCGCATGACGGGCAGCAGCACGACACTGCAGCATGTGGCAGACGTGCCGATCAGCGCGGATGGTCTGCTCGACTATGCGGCGTGCAGCCAGACGACGTATCAGTATTACATCTTCCCCATTGGAGAGTCGACCTACGTCACGAACCCGCTAATCTCCAACGCTGTTGTACCGTGCATTTGGGACTGGGCGATTCTTGAATGCGAAAAGGTAACAGGTGTTAATTATTATACGGTTGTTTCTGAATTTTTGTTCGGAAAGAACCTTTCGAGCGGTGACATTTCGAACAACAACACACCGAACGTCATGGAGAACTTCACCGCGTATCCGACCGTGCAGCTTAGTCCGTCTCTATTTCAGAGCGGAACGCTTTCCAGTCTTATTGGTATAATTGACTATGAGAATGGACATGGCTACTACGATACGATTGCGATGCGCAATGCAATCTGGGCGTTGTCCACGACGCGAAACGATCTTTTCTTGAAGAGCAGGAAAGGCGATCTATTGAAAATCCGTATCGATGGAGAGATTACCATGCAGACGATGGACAATACGCGCCAACAGGCGCAGACGGCCAGCGTGCCGTGGGTAGAGGTTGGATCGACCGATGGCGTATCCATCGTGGCAATCGAATAACCGAATAACGACTCGTTCCGACTGGCGGTGCGAAAGAGCCAAGGAGGGCTAAACATGTAAGCAATGCTTGCAAGTTTGGCCTTTTTGTTTTGAGGTGGTGAGAAAAATTACTGGAACGGAACGATATCAAGACTATCTAAAGCAACTACGCAGACCGTTTGTGAAACGATGCCGACTGCGTTTCTTGAACCCGGACGGCTCTACGGCATTTGCACTCGATAATAACCCACGAAACGGGAAGAGCGCGGCGTTTATCAGCGATGGGACGATCAATGTAAATCTACAGAACGGGCGCAGACGAAGTGCTACGGTTACGCTTTCTAATGTCGACGGTCAGTTTGATTACGACGTAAATCACGTCTGGTTTGGGCAGGAAATCGCCATAGACGAAGGACTGGTACTTTCAAACGGCGACGACTACTACATCCAGCAGGGCGTCTTTCTTGTTGAAACGCCGGAAGAACAGTTGCAGCCGTCACAGAAAACCGCGACATACAACCTTGTGGATAAGTGGTCGAACCTTGACGGTTCGCTGCATGGAAACCTTGAGGGGACGTATGAAGTGGCAGTCGGCACGAACATCTTCGATCCGATTTCGTCCATCTTAAAGCTTGATAAGGGCAATGGATTGCCGATAGACCGCGTAACGCCGATCTATACGGAGTATTACAACGGCAAAAAGCAAGTGCTGCCGGACGGGACGACGGTTGGGTTGGCGGTATCGCCTTATACGCTGTCCGTTGACGCGGGCAACTCCTACGCAACCGTCATTCTCGGCCTTGCCGAAATGCTGAACGCATGGGTCGGGTATGACAGCGACGGCGCGTTGCGTATCGACCCTTCGCAGGACGACATTCTCGACACGACGAAGCCGATTTTGTGGCAGTTCTCGCTCAAGGAAGCGCAGATTCTTGGGGCGACGTACACGGTAAAAAATACCGAGGTGTTTAACGACTACATCGTTTTGGGCGAACAGCTCGACGATTACACGCAGCCGCATGGGCGTGCGGTAAATCTCGACCCAAAGAGCGACACAAACGTCAACAAGATCGGAAGAAAGACCGTAGTTGAAAGCGCGGCGGGGTACGCAACGAACACGCAGTGCCAAGACCTCGCGGAATGGCAGCTAAAGCGCTCCAGCGTCCTCCAGAAATCGGTTTCGATCTCGTGCAGTCAAATATTCCACATCAAGGAAAACGCCCTTGTAACCGTGATTAGAACGGATAAAGCGGGATCCCCAATAGAACGTCACTTGGTGATGGGATTCTCTCGACCGCTGGCAAGCACGGGAGCGATGTCCATTTCCGCAGTATCCGTCAACGACTTTCCCATTGCCACGGCGGTATCGTGGCCCGAATAAGGAGGATGAGAAACAATGGCTAAAAAGAAACAGCCTAAATGCAACCGCTACGTTGTCACGAACGACGGCGAAAAGCACCTTGTGATCGATCAAGACAATCGTTTTTGGGTGTGCGAAGATGCACGCTACCTCAAGTACAAAGAAGGCGACAATTATGTGATCGTGTGCGAAGTGCCGGAAGATGAAGTTCCCAAAGCCGAGGTCGCCGACAGCGTTGAATTGTCGGGCGGCGATGGCGAACCGATCAGGGCGGAGGTGGAATAAATGCCGATTGTGGGCGGCGCGTATCAAGCGCCAACGTGGGTAAATGACGGTTCTCCCGCGATCAATGCGGCGGAGATGCAAGCGATAAGCGACACGCTCGAAACGCTTCCAGTTGCCAACGGCGGCACGGGTGTAAAGACATTGCAAGACCTTCGTGCCGCACTTGGTCTCGGCAACACGACGGGCGCTTTGCCCGTTGCCAATGGCGGTACAGGTGTTACGACGCTGCAAGAGCTCAGAGAAGCGCTTGGGCTCGGAAACACTCTTAATGCACTGCCCGTCGCCAACGGCGGCACTGGCGCTACTACGATTTCCGGCGCGCGAAACGCACTTGGACTTGGCAATACCGAAGGCCCGCTTCCGATTGCCAACGGCGGCACGGGCGCGGCTACGGTCTCCGCGGCAAGAAACAATCTTGGACTTGGCAATACCGGGGGAGCCGTACCCGTCGCAAACGGCGGTACTGGTGCGGCGAATGCGGCAGGAGCAAGGACAAACCTCGGTGTTCCTACGATTACCTCTGGGACGGCGACGCCTACGGGCGGCAATAACGGAGACATTTACTTGCAATACGCATAAGGGAGGTGTGTGCGAATGGCAAACAGCCTTGGCAGCGTAGCATGGGGTTCCAACCCGGCTATCACGATCTCCTTTTCGTATGACTATCAGCGCTCCGGCGCGAACATGCAGTATCAGATTTACGGTTCCGTCGCGCCGTTGACAAGGCCGCACTACTTTGGCTACCCAATCTATATGGCGACATACCTTGACGGAGTCATGGTGAACGCGGCGGAAGTAAAGCCGCAGCGGCCTGACACATGGACGACGCCGTATTCGTATGCCAGCGGATGGCATTCCGTTTCTGGAAAAACGAGCGGCACTACGGCGCTTTCGATTAACGTGTACAGCGGCGCGGGTTCGTCTCGAAACGAATGGTACAGCTTTTCTCTTTACGTTTCCCCTGCACAGTCGAGCATTGCGTCGGTGCAGCCGTTCAACGTGGAAGACGCTTTCAGTGTGGCTGTTACAAAGTATTCATCCGATTTCACTGACAATCTCACCATCTCTCTTGACGGAAAAATCATCAAGTCGCTTTCCAATTATACCAGCGGAGAACAGATTCGACTTAATAACTCGGAATTGCTCGACGTATACAACGCCATGGCTGATAGGACGCAAGAGTTTACGTTTGCACTGTCAAGCTACAGCGGAAGCGATTTCGTAGGTACGTCTACGGCCACGGCAGAGGGAACAATCGCGGGAACGGCGCGGCTTAGGCTTGCAAGCGCATGGACGCGCGCGCTTGTCTGGAGAAATGTAAACGGCGTATGGAAGCGGTCGATTGCAAATATTAAGTCGGTCGGCGAATGGAGGCGAGGAACGTAATGCACGACAATACGGAGAACATTCGAGAGTTTGCGGAAAGCCTTTGGCAATATTTCGTCCCAAAAATCGAGCAAAAGATGTCCAACAACGTGCGCTACTACCGCGCACAGGTTGTGACAAACAACGGAGACGGAACGCTTACCATTCAACGCCCATACGACAATGCTATTACTGTGCCGTGCGTTGACAGCATGAAGGAAGCAGAGGTTGGCGCACAGGTTACGGTACTGGTTTTTGGCGGCACGGCGATTAAAAACTCTATCGTGGTGGCGGACGGCAAGGTATCTGAGCTCGGCGGAGGGGCAGATGAAGTAGAAATCGGCCCAGATCAGCCCGCAGACACGTTTAAGTTGTGGGTTGATACGAACGATACGCCCGGCGATGACGGTTTTATCACGAAAAGTCAGCTCATCGACCTTGTCTATCCTATCGGATCCATTTATGTGAGCTTGAGCGACGTGAGCCCCGCTATTTTTATCGGCGGGACGTGGGAACAGGTAAAAGACCGCTTTATTCTCGCCGCGGGCGACACATATGCCGCGGGCGATACTGGCGGCGAAGCGACGCATACGCTGACTACCTCGGAGATGCCGTCGCATAACCACGCTGGTGACAGCACGGGCGTGGCGCGATTCACAATCTCGTCTTCATCCTCCTATTGGGCATGGTTTAACGCTGGAGGGTATCAGCAAATGAACACGACTTACACTGGCGGGAACGCCGCCCACAATAACATGCCTCCATACTTGACCGCTTTCGTATGGAAGCGAACGGCGTAAGGGGATGCGTATATGGCGGCTCTAAAATACTACGACGCATCAACAGGCAAGTGGATAACCATGGGCTACGGCACGCCGGAAACGCCAAGTACAAGCGGTGATAAGACCTACATTCACAAGCAAAACTCCGCCGCTTCCGTGTGGGTTGTAGTTCACAACTTAGATAAATACCCCTCCGTGACGGTGCAGGACAGCGGAGGAAACCTTGTCGTCGGCTCTATCACTTACAACTCCACGAACAGCCTAACCTTGCAATTTTCCGCACCGTTCAGTGGCACGGCATATCTCAACTAAGAGGTGATAAACCATGATTTTTCTTACAAATATCAATCTGAGCAACAACGAGCTGCAAAACGCTGTCATCCAGCCGCTCGTCACTGCGCCGTCCACGCCGAAGCTTGGTCAGATTTACTACAACAGTGCGACCAACAAGATCATGCAGTACAACGGCGCGCAATGGACGACCGTTGGCATGATTGTGGAGGACGCGGTTGCCGGGGATGGCATCATTACGGTTGACGGCGTAGACATGACCGTCTATACGCTTCCGATTGCCACTGCAACCACGCTGGGCGGTATCCGCGTGGGTACGGGTCTCAACATTGACGCCGCGACGGGCACGGTATCCGTCTCTGGTGGTGCGTCTGTTGAGTCGGCGAACAAGTTGACCACGGCGCGCACGATTGCGTTGGGCGGTGATCTTTCCGGCTCTGCGTCGTTCGACGGTTCGAAGGACATCACGATCAACGCAACGATTCTTAACAAGCCGACGAAGCTCTCCGACTTTGAGAACGATGAAGGCTTTATCACGAATACGGTGAACAACTTAACTAACTACTGGACGTCCACCAAAACGCAGAGCGAAATCAATTCTGCGATTGCGGGCATTGTGACCATCCAGATTGAAGTTGTAGACAGTCTTCCCGCTACAGGTCAGAGCAACATCATCTATCTTGTCCCGAACTCCGGCTCGGGCAACAACGTCTATGACGAGTATTTATGGACGGGAACAAAGTTCGAACTGATCGGCACGACACAGGTCGACCTTTCCAACTATCTGCAAAAGAACGGTGACGCCTCGAATTTGCAGATGGATACATGGGTGGATACCGACCAGTATCCCACGCACGCTGGCGACGGCGACGCGATGAAGTATGTCATCGGCTATCTGTTAAACCGCGCGGCGGCGCTCAAAACAGTTGCCACTACGGGCTCGTATAATGACCTTACAGATAAACCAAACCTCGTTCAGACGACCACTCTTACGATTGGAGCGTCCCAAACCAGTGCGTCCACCACAACAGGGCTTCTTTCAGGCAAGACGATTATTTCCACCGCTGCGTTTATGACGACGAGCACCGGGCAGGAACAGGTTCAGGTTGACGTTTCCAACTCGTCCGGCACGGTTACGGCCAGCATTGCTCAGGCCGTCACCAATCCGATCACGGTTACGATTTCTTATATCGCTAACTAAGGAGTGATGGCGTGAAATATCTTGGCAAAATCGAAGACAACCTCGACATGGTGACAAAGCAGTATGTCGATGAAAATGGCGGCGAAACCGAAGTCATGATTCAAGACGACGAGCCAACCGTTGATTTTAAGATATGGATAGATACCAACGACAACACATATGGAGATGATACGGTATCCATTGCCGGGGGCGGTACTGGTGCAAACACGTCTGCCGGAGCGCGTGGGAATCTCGTTGTTCCGCAAAAACCGAAGCTGTTATGGAGTGGCAGTCTTGGCTATGGAAGCGGCACGATATCCGTTCCTGGAATTCAGTTCTACCGTGTCTTGATTGTAACGACGAACAATTCCGTTCCGATGCTGGCATGCAGCGACGACGGAAAGTACTTTCTCTGCTCGGGCGGTCTCTTCCATTTCTACGTCGAAGGACAGGGGCTTTTCCAGCGCGGGTTTACCATGGCGCTCGACAGCGCGAACGAAGGGGCGGTCAAAATCGAGTACGGCACATGGATGGATCATAATCCTTCCACCGTACATTCTGCCTCACAGACAGCTGGGATTATGCTTTACAAAATCTATGGGCTGGTCAGACATGACGATGTGCAGGGGTAATGATATATGGCAACGATAAAATACAAAGACCCTGCAACGGGGGAAATAAGGAAGATTCCGTTTGTCGTCGGAAACTCAACGCCGGAAAGCTTTTATGGCGTACTGCCTTTGGGAAAAGGCGGAACGGGCTCGTCTACAGCAAGCGGCGCAAGAATAAATCTCATGGTCGCGCAAAAGCCGAAGCTGCTTTGGAGCGGCTCGTGGACGAGCGGCAGCATCACGGTTGACGGCTTTTCGGATTACAAGCTATTCCTCATCCAGACTACAGACGGTGATGCGGCGCTTTGTTGGGTGGATTTCAGCCTTTTATTAGGCGGCGGATTTTACCCTCCGACTGGCGACGGCGGGCAGATGCTCTACAACATCCGCGCACATGTGGACGGTGACACACTGACGATGGAAAATTCATACGCGATTCTCCGCCCGCAAAACAGCGTGTCCGCGGGTAAATACGGACGCACAGTGAAGGCAATCTACGGACTGCTTTCAAATGACGACGTACTGCAATAAGGAGGAAATACACATGCGTGTAAATTTTGAAACCGACGAAGCGGGTCGTCTGCAAAACGTGACGATCTATCCGCTCGACACGACAAAGCCGACGCTGGAACTTCCCGAAAATTTCGATCTGAAAAACGTCCGTGACTACGTTTTGCAAGGCGGCGCGCTGATCCGCGAACCGTATGTACCTGCGCCGAGCGCGGCGGAGCAGATTGCGGCGCTGAAACAAAAGCTCGCCGAGACGGACTACATTACCGCAAAAGCGGTGGACGCGATGGCGGCGTCTGACAGTCTAACGGCGCTCTTGGCGGCGCTTAAATCCATCCGCACTGAATACGCGACCGTTTTCGCGCAGCGCGCGGAATGGCGCGCGGAAATCAACAAACTGGAGGATCAGGGTGATGACGCATGAAGAATTGATCGCGCTGACGCACGACAACGAGCAGCGAAGTAAGAGCAACACATATCGAATCGACAATCTGGAAGAGCAACAGAAACAGCTTAGTGATCTGGTGTCTGCGGTAGCGGTGCTTGCGGAGAGACAGAACCAGATTGGATACGATGTGAATAGCATTAAGCGCGAGCTCAAATCCCTCACAGAAAAGCCCGCTAAGCGCTGGGATAGCATTGTGGACAAGATCATCAGCACGATCATTGCGGCGATTATGGGTTATGCGTTGGCGCGCATTGGGTTGAGCTAACCGCAAGAAACTCTAACTAAACTCTAACTAAACTCTAATCCGAGAAAGGAGAAAATCAAATGCTAACTCTCAAAGACTCTGTTTACGACATTCTCAAGTGGGTGGTAATCATCGTCCTGCCAGCAGTTGCAACGCTTTATGCGGCACTGGCGGCGGTTTGGGGCTGGCCTTACTCCGAGCAGATCGTAACGACGATCAACGCCGTCGATACGTTCCTCGGCGCTGTGCTTTGCGTTAGCACTGCGAACTACAACAAAACGCTTGCGTAACTAAAATAACGGTAGTCGAATTTTAATTTTGCCGAAAAACAATGGCGTAATTAAAGCAATATTTGATAGTGAGGATGAAAAGCTATGAACATCATCGAAAACAACCTGAGTTTCGGAAATATGACGAAGCGCTCGAAGACCGAACGTATCATCCTGCACCACGCCGCGGCAGAAACGTGCAGCGTGGAGGATATTCACCGCTGGCACAGAAACAACGGATGGGCCGGAATTGGTTATCATTTTCTCGTTCGCAAGGACGGCAGCGTCTATCGCGGACGTCCCGAAAACATGATTGGCGCACATGCCAGCGGCGCAAACTACAACTCGATTGGTATTTGCTTTGAGGGCAACTATCAGCATGAACAGTCTATGCCCGCTGCGCAGTTGAATGCTGGCGCTGAGCTCGTTGCGAACCTCAAGGCGAAGTACGGGATCAGCAAGGTAATCGCTCATCGAGACGTTTGTTCCACCTCTTGTCCCGGTCAGTATTTTCCCTTCAACGCCATTGCAAGCGGTACTCCTGCCACAGCACCCTCTCAGCCCGCTCAGATTGACGCCAGAAGGTCTTTTGTGCGTCAGGTGCAGCGTTGCATTGGCGTGATTGCAGACGGCATTGTAGGCCCGAAAACGAGGGCTGCGCTGCCTGTTCTTTCCACCGTGCGCAATCGCCGACATTCTGTTGTTCAGGTTGTACAGGCGAGACTTCGCGCTTTGGGATACGATCTTGGAACGTATGGGGTCGACGGCGTGTATGGCTCCGATACGAAGAGCGCGGTTAAGGGATATCAGCGCGACCATGGACTGTCTGACGATGGCATTATCGGGCGCGCGACTTGGAACTCGCTGCTCGTCGGTTGACATTCGGAACCGTTTAGAGTAATATAAAACTGTTGTTGGAAGTGGAACAGAAAAAGCCGAACGATGTTCATTGCACAGAATGACTCGTCCGGCTTTTTCATTTTCTCATTGCAAAACAAAAGAACCGCGGAAGAAATAACCGCGGTTCCTTTGATATGATTGTATTGTTACATGCAATGCCGCATAACAATTGCCAGTGTTATTATATCACAAACAATCAAAGTTGACAACTCTCATTTTCTCATAGCAAAGGCCGCTACCGACAGCCGAATGGTAGCGACCTTTACAACAGAAATTCAGCCAGATGATAAGCGGGGATGACTGATTTCCTTTTTCTCAATTGTTGCTTTTCAATCCACGCCCAGCGGCGGCGCACAGCCCGCAATGTAGAACGACTGGCGCTCCACAATAACGAGTTTCGTGCGCTTTACCAACTGAACGAACATGAAACAGATTGCACATGGCAGCGTGACTTTCTATTTCATGACATATTATATCAGACACAGATCGGTGAGTCAAGCGAATTTTCATTTTCTCATTGCAATAAAATTGCCGCGCTTTAGGCTTCTCCCGTATCGTGGGAGAGTCATTCGCGCGGCGTAATGCAAGGAGATGAAGTATGTCTAATCTAATTATAACAAAATCACTGCGGATACGCAACGCTTTATAATAATATTACCTCTTAATGATAAGAACTCCGATCATAATAGGCGGCGGCGAGGCCGCCCATGCCAAATCTATTGAGTGGATATGACAATCTAATTCCAGCGCTTTTTCTATTTTTGGGTTTTGATTTTTTCGTATTTGTCAAGACGCAACGATGGCATGATATTTCCTTCCTTTGGCTTTCACCTTGGCAAGGAGTTTTTCGTTTTCTTGAGCCTGTTCGTCGCGCGCGGTAAGAAGAGCCTCGACGGACATGCGCTGCCGCCGCGCCATGAGACGCCCGGAATAAATCTGCGTCGTCTGGATCTCGGAGTGACCGAGCTTGGCTTGCAATTCCTCTAAGCGCATACCTCCGTTCAGATCAACGCGCGCGCAGATATGGCGCATAGCATGTGTGCGTACCCCGTCGACGCCCGTCACGAGTCGAACGTGTTCCCGGACGATGTCAGACAACCCGGATCTCGAAATCTCCCTCCACCCCAGTTCATTTCCGATCTCAGCGGATTTTGATGGCATGTAAGTACCAAACAACGGGTCGGTGTCCGAAAGCTCGTCAGAACGGATTTTAGAGGCCATATAGAGCTTGACGGCGCTCTGTGCTATTGCCGGAAAGTCTATTGCGCGGAACTTGTCGCCCTTTCCATGCTCTACGACGATTTCCGCGTGCTCGAAGTCGAGGTCAGCGGGGGTCAGGGCGCGAAGTTCGGAATTGCGAAGCGCCGTAGTCAAGAGCAGGATTATAATGGCGTAGTTGCGCGGCCACACATTTCGAACGTGCTTGTCAGGGCATACATTTACCAGCAGCATGGCAATCTGCTCGTCGGTCAGCGGGATTTCATAGGGCCGAGATTCCTTCTTTTTGTCGCTCGGCATGATCCGGCTGGGGAATGGGTTGTACTGGTATAACCGCTCTTTTTCAGGAAGTTCTTCATCCGAAACGAAGTCGAACAGCCGATGCAGCGATGCCATGTATTGACGCACTGTATTTTTGGTTTTCCCGCTTGCAAGCATGGTGTCACGCCATGCTTTTGCATCATCGATTGACGGATCACGGCGCGGCGCAACTGTCCCGTTGTTCGTCCAGAAGTCCCGAAAAAGGCGAAGGTGCTTGCTATATGCGCGCAGCGTTTCCGGCGACGGCGATGACGCAATGACGGAATCCATATACATATCAACGGCAGCATCAAATCGTTCGAGCGGTTTTTGTTTTCTCATTGCCGCGAAGATTTTCCACATGGCTTATCGTCCTCCATTTCTTAATCCCATACATGCTCGTTGCAATAGTCCTGCCACTTCTTTTCCATTTTCTCAATTGCTTCGTTATAGTCTTCGCCGCGAATGATCGCCTCGCGCGCCTCTTCTCCCGCCGCTGATTTAACGTCATGCGCCGCAGATGCCCACGATTCGGCCTTGAGATACGCACACGCGCGCGGATATTGTGCATAGAGTTCATCAAAGTCATACTCCGGGCGCGGGCGCAAGCCAACGCCTGAATCTCCGTGTTCCATGGTTTTAGCAAACTCTTCGCGCCACATGGCAACGTCTTGACGGGCGACTTTGAGCGCGTAAAGCCCGGGAATAGCATCAATCTGGGCGGCACGGGCTTGCCGCTGCTGGATTTCTTTTGTTTTCCGCGCAATCAGGAACTTCATGATTTCCGGCTTCCTGGCTTTCAAGATTTCCTGCTGCTCCGGCGTGGGCGTAGATGGGCAGTATATGTTTTCCCCACGAAGTTTTAGCTTGAAATGTTGCACGAGTTCTTCAACGGTACATTTCTTGATATCGATAACCATAGTATATATTCCTCCAATGGATTTTCATTTTCTCGTAGTAAAGGCTTTTCCATTAGCCTTGTCCTTTGACTTAAAGGATTTGTTTTGCACCAGTTTCCGAGACCTCCCAGACGTTGACCGTATAGCCGAACGCTTTCAATCGCTCGGCTATCTCAATGGCCGCGTCTTTGGTATCTTCATAGCGCACCATGGGTAGCGCGGAAGAATTGGTTTTACTGTACAGAATTTTGTACTTCATAGCAACCTCCGATCAGTAGAATTTGATGGTTCTGGACTCGTCTTCAATGATCTCGCCGTCATCGTCGAGAATGAAATGCTCTTCCTTTTTGAAACGAATGTACAGTAATCCTCCGCGCGTGCTTTGTTCGCGATCGAGCGCGACGCTGCAATCAGTCACACATACGCGCCCGTCGTCGCTCCACTTACCAGGCGTCGCACCATTGTCGTCTTCATCCGCGCCAATTACGACTTCGCGAAAATCCCACATGCGTCCGTCATAGGGCAATTCTTCTTCCAGTTGCGTGCGCAGCGCATTGAGCCCGCGATAAACCGTGCCGCCATCTTCGACTTCGTCACCGCCCCATCCATACGGGCAGAAAACTTTTTCATGCTTCGAAAGCCATTCGTTCACGTCGATCCTAAGATCGTCGCATACGTCGGCAAAGCGTCCGTCGTCCTGATCTTCAACCCACGCGCACGACGCGCCCCAATCTTCGCTATATTCTTCTGGGACGCTGTCAAAGTATTCGTCCATATCCCGCGACGCCGTAAACGTTTCGTTGGAAAGGCGCGTGTCCGAGACGATTTTTCCGGCATATGTCACATGCAGATAGTAAACGATCTCTTCGCCATCGGGCTCGGCGGACGGGTATTCACGCAGCGCTTTTTTGATTTCTTCAAGTGTAAGCTGTTTAATCATTTTCTTTACCCCCTATTTTCCTTTTGCGATTCATCAAAATCTGGAAAAACGCTTACGTCCAAGCCGGACACATAGTTAAAATTAGGCCCGTGCGGAAGCTGGTTATACGATTTTCTTTTTGTTTTCGGCTCATATTGTTTTGACCAACTGTTGAAGGGCTCATCGTCAACGCGAATATCAAGCCGTTCCAGGTATCGACCGCAAATCGAGCTTTCCGGCCAAACGGAATAGAAAATATCGGACGGCACAAAACCGCTTTCAATGTCAATCGATTCTTTCAGCAAGTGGACGGCATGATAAATGTTAAGGTTTTCTCTGTATCGCGGGAACCACACAAGTGTATGGTGCGCATGATCCCCGGCAGCACGATCTTCTTTTGTCGTCACTTCGACTATGCTATAAATATACTTTTCGACTTCGCAGTCGCCGTAATAAAAAACATTGTCAAGCTTGAACCTTGCCATTTTGATACACCTCTCAACATGATTGATAGCGCCGATAATATTTTTTCGGCAGGGAGTCTGTTTTTTCATTTTCTCATTGCATGCCGCGAACCTCGGCTAAATCGTTGGCAATATTATATCACACACGCGCGAAGAATACACGCATTTCGTCAAATTTTACGCGTCACAAAGCACGGGCTTTAACGCCGTTCGTATAGTCGATTCCAAGCACTTCCAGCGCATACTCCAAAGCATTAAATGCGCCCGAAATGTTTCTTTGTTGTCCGGGCTTGCCTTTTGTTGTGCCGTAAAGAGTGCGTAAAGAGGCATAGTATATCAAAATGCTATCGATTTGCGCCTTGCTAACTTCCATTTTCTCATTACCTCCATTTAGTCTCAAGCAAAATCTGGCATCGGACGCGCGCTCGAAGTGGGCGCGCGATAGCGAATATTCGAACCGAGACCTCCGAAGGGAATACCAACATAGACAACGGGCATCAGTTCCGTTTCTTCCGCCTTGTAAATGTCGGGACGAATCCATTCATAGCCATTATACCGCTTATGTCGCCCGGCAATGATCCGGGCCCCGCGAAGAGAATCGGAGCCAAAACATTCTCCCATACGGCTGTTCCCGATAACGTAATACTTGTACTTGCAAGGTTCGCCGTTAGCATCTTTGTACTTTTTCATTTTCTCATCTCCCCAAAATGTCATCGCATTGTAATTCTTCCGTGAGTTTTTCAAGCATACGATACAACGCACGCCATGAGTCGTGATTGTATTCGTTCTCACAAAGCGTTTTCAAGTCGTACAGAGCTTCTTCGCACGCAGCAACGTTCTTTCCATTGTCTTCGCCCACCTTGCGCACAATCTCAGCGGCAATATCTTCGGGATAGTATTCGATTCTCATTTTTTCAAAACCCCCTTCTTTCAGGCGGCATGGAATCCCACGTCGCCTTAGAACCGTCAAAATCACACGGGAACGCCGCGATGAATGCGCGAATATGTCGCATTGTAGTCAAGCTATATCCGGGCCAAAGCCGTGAAAAGTGACCGTTTTCGTCGATTTGGGCGACGTCCGTTTCATAGGATTTCAAAACATACTTTCCGCCGCGTTCTTCGACGGCGCATTTCCCGTAAAAGCTTTTTCGCCCGTCGGTGGGGTTTAATTCGATTTTCATTTTCTCATGCCTCCGTTTCGTCGTCTTCTTCGTCGTCTTCTTCGCCGTTCAACACGGCGGCAATTTCGTCGTTCCCGAATGCGTTTTCATTGCGCACGATGCGGTCGACAAGATCGTCAATACAGAACGGGCTTTTTTCGTCATCGGGATAGTCAAGGGATACAGGATTCGCAAAGCCGTTGAAGTAGAAATAGGCGCTGTTCGGATTGAAATTTCCGCCGTAATAGATTTTCTGCACTATATCGAGCGGCGAATAGCCGTCCATGATCACGTCAAATTCGCCCATGCTATAAATTTCGTCGTCGTAATAGTTGAATTCACGGCACGATTCGTTCCACAACGCGATTTTATCGCCGTCGTCCATTGCCTCAATGATAGCTTTAATTTTCTCTTCCATGGTTTTTCCCTCCGTTTATGCCAAAGTATAGCGCGGCGTTCTCACATAGCCGTCAAATTTCAGCAGTACAACGTCTTCCGGCGCGGCGTAGAACGTTGCCGCGATCTCGATTTTGATTTTCTCATTGCCACATTCGTGCGTGTAAGTGGAGCACGGCATTTCACACGTTTCTTCAAGTTCGTCGCGCGTCACGTCTTCCAGGTCGATTTTTTCCAGCTCGTCGGCGTCGATCTCGAAAACCTCCCATTCGTCGCCCGTGTTCCAATATTCGCACTCAAAGGCGCTCAACGCCTCGTCCGGCCATTCGTCGACCGGGTAAGCAATTTCGTTCCAGTCAGATTGACACGTCCCGCGGATCGTGCGCGATTCCCACGGTTTTCCCTCAAGCAATGACATAAGCGCGGCGAGCGCGGACGCGTTATCGTTCAGATCACCGAGAAAAAACCGTTCAGTAAACGCGCGGCATTCGTCCGCGTTGTATGCGGCCCCGTTTTCACGCGGCAGCCAGTCGCCAAGTACGTCGGCGGCATCCGCGTATTCGGCGCGTTCCGGGATTTCAAGATCGTAACAAAAACCATCGTTGCGCAACGCCGCCAACGCTTTTTCGCAGCGTTCCGGGATATGTTCATTCATTCGGTTATTGCCCAAAACGGCGACGTTGTCCGGGAACATTTCATCGCAATCAAGCGGACTTTCCTGGTATTCGGGGTTGACTTGCATAGCAACGATTTTTTTTAGTTTTCATTTTCTCATAACCTCCAATTATAAAAGGGAATGGGCGGCGGTTTTACCGCCCGTGGATTCTATTTTTTACCAGCGGATAAGAATGTGCAGGAGCACGGCGAACGATATTCAGCAGCCGATAGCGGCGGCAATGCCGCCTAAAATCGCGACGCCATGAAAGACGATCCACAACGGCGACCAGCGACGGAGCCGGACGGAAACGCGCTTGTGTTGCATACGCATGACCATTTTTTCACCTTCATTTATTTCAAAACAAGCGTGCCGCGGTTCATCCGCCCACGCAACGCGCCGAACTGGATGCCGTCGATACGATCCATCCCGCCGCCACGGGCGGGCGTGTAAAGGTACAAGGGTAGTTGACCGTTTCGAGATACTCCCCGGACGGCATAGCCGTCTTCAACGTAGACGTTCCAGCCGTTTACAATGTGCCATCCGTCCTGGATTTTCGTTTTCTTATTGCCGTTTTGCATGATTTTATCCCCCTTTTATTTTTGTGCCGCCCATACGAGCGCGTCGGCGGCGTCCATGATCTTGTATCCGCCGTACACCTTTACAACGGTTTCATCGGCGCAACACCATCGCGCCGCGGCCCGCCTTGAGACAAAAAGCAATTCAAGCCCGGTACGGCGCTTGCCGTCGTCAATCACTTGTCCGTTGTCGACCTCTACCGGGATACAATGCTCCCCGGCGGCGGATCGGGCCGCGATGAAGTCGCACAACGTGGACAAGTCCGGCTGATAGTAGTACTTGTTTTCTTCGTGGCAAAAAGCATACAAGCGGTTTTTCCTCATGATTTTATCCCCCTTTTCAGCATTCGACTGCATCCCGTACGGCATTCCATGCGCGCGCGGATGCCTGATTCAATGCGCGGGCTTGCACGTCAAGCCATGTTTCACGGCTATTGGGATTGAGTTCCCCGCCGCGTTTCTTCTTGAGTTCCGATGGCGTGCAAAGCCGTTCGGCAATATCGCAATCGTAAAACAGCGCGCACGCGCCATATGAGTATTCACGCCACGTTCCCGCGCCGTTCCGGGCGATGCGGCAAAATTCCGCGCGCGTTTGCGGTGCGGCGTAATATGCGCGTTCGACGTTTTCGACTACGTCGCCCATGAGTTCACGCGCGTACAAGGTTACGCCGCGATCCCACGCGCTTCCATCCGTTCGGGATTCGAGGGTTTCAAGCGCTTTTTTCATTGTTTCAAGATTGATATTGTTATACATTTTATACACCTCTGATTCTATTTTTATGCAAACATATTGAGCAGGACGCAAAATCCATAGCAGGCGGCCCACGCGGCGGCGACGAATGCCGCCGCGATAATGAACATCGCCGGGCTGTTGGGACGGACGTGGATAGTGATACGGCAGCGCATAGCGTTATACCCTCAAAAAGTTGTCAAGATGAACGCGGCGGCCAAAAACGCGTACAAACGCGCGTCCCGCCATGGTGTAGCCGACTTTATACCAATGCGGACGGCTGTCATGGTATGAAATCAATGCGCGGTCGTCTATACCGTTTTCAATGTCGTACAAGGCATAACCGCCGAATGCAGAATCGGCATAAACGGCGATGGGCTTGGAAGTGGTGTTCATAGTGTCTTTCATTGTTTACATCCCCCTTACTATCTCAAAATGCAAAATACAGATCGGCGGCATAAGAGATCAAACGTGAGCATTCCTCACTGGTAAGTTCGCCGCGCTTTTTCGCGTCAATAATTCGCGATTCCATTTCAAACAATGTTTCCACGCGATCCGCTTCCCGCGCCGCGGGAATTTCACTTTTAATAGCGGATTCAAAGCGCATAACGTGTTGCGATTTGATATCAAACTCAAAGTCGCGCACGTCGTTTGAATTCGCAATGTCGAGGACGTTTTCGGGAAGATCAAAGGAATAAAATCCGTCCTCAAAATAGGCGTTCCAACGTTCAATATCACGAAGTCCGCGGTAATAATCACGCGCAACACCAAACAGAACTTCGCCCGTTTCAGGGTTCATAATTTCAACTTTGATTCGGTTACAGTCAAGGTTAAAATAAGCATTTAAAACGTCCGCTTCAAACTTTTCACCGTTAAGATTCTCGACTTTGATAGTAGCAAGGGTTTTCATGTTCATTCCTTCCCGCACGGATCAAAAAACCGCGCTTTGCAAAATTGTACTTGACACTTTGCAAACCACGGTATAATATACAGATATCCCGTTTGCAAAATGTCTTGTCGGATGTTTTTTCGGGGGATACCGTCGCAATGAAGTTGCACCTTCATTGCGACATTTTTTTGCCCCGAAAACGGTCGTTTTGTCTGAGGATATACCCTTCATCCTCTGTCACTATAATATCAAATATTAGCAGTTTTGTCAAATAATTTTTTGCGATTTTAAGCTATTTTTTCCAGTAATTTCAAGGTTTTTCGCCGTTTTGGTGTTGCATACCAGTTCGCAAAAAAACAGCCCGGCAAGCGCCGATATTCCTGTACCTTCTCTTTTTCTTTATTCTTTTTCTCTTGTTCCTCTTAGATACAAGCGTGTAGATCATATATAGCGCCTATATAGGCGTATCGGCGCTAATATAATAGCAGCGCTGATTATATATACGCCATGCGCTTTTATAAGCGCTTGTTTGTTTCTTAACGCTGTTTGCTCCTTCTATTGCATCAAAGCGCCTATATACTACCAGCGCTATACGGAGGGAAAAAGAAGTAAATAGCGTTAATAGCGGGGAGAGTTACACGCGTCACAACGTCCAACGTAGGACGTTTGACGAACAGAGCACGATGCAGCCCCGCCGACGCGTCAAAGTAGCGCCCATGTTCGGCCCGCGGGAAGGCCTCAAAGGCACTCGGTCAGCCGTCCGGCACCGATCAGCTATCCGGCGCGCTCAAAGCGCTGTTCACGCCGTTGGTAATGTGCTCTTATGTGGCAACGCGCCCCGGCATATAGATTCGACGCTGCCGCCCTTGCTTCCAGGACGCCCCGCGGACGCCCCTCCCCCTGGTTTGCAGTTAGACGCGATGTTTCCGCGCAGCTAAAGCTTAGGACTCTTCCCCCCGTCCACCCATCCAATGTCCGTAAGCGCTGCTTGCATCCATCAACCTAATCGCCAATGAACGTCCCGACGAGAACGTCGTGAGCATGGCTACGCCCTTTCACGCACGCGTGAGCGCGTATGCGGCCATGTAGCGGGTGTCCTGCGCACATGCAGCAGCCCGATCACGGCTACAATGCGCCTGAGCACGCCCATTTTGCGATTTGAGAGGCACTTCACCCCGAAAGCGAGCATTTTATCCTGCGAAAACGAAACGCGTCCAGAAAGCGATTTAGATGGCAAATAGCGCATTCTGTTTATGAGCCAAAGATTAAAACGCACGAGAAGGGGTCTAATTTGCGATTTAAGGCACGGTTAAATCTTGGACGAGGAAATTATCGATTGAGACGCGAAAAACGCTCTGAGGGCAAAATAGCGGCAAAATAGAGCATTCTGGAATGAGTTGAGAGATGCAGAATGCGAAAAAGAGGGTAGGGGAGAGTGACTTTGATTGACATTTGCGGCTGATTTGGCTATAATTCATTGCATAAGACGCGCGACCTCTCACGGAAGTTGAACGGCGCGTTATTGAGCGGCGCACAAACGCCTCCCTTAGTGCAGAAGGTATGATAGCATCTGCACGTTGCTATCATGGATCCGATGCGATCGATCGGACGATGAGGCACAAAAACCGCTCGCGAGCAAATCCCGTGCGTATTGCGACGTACCAGTGGCTGCGCGAGCGTCCCAACTGGCGTCGTGAGTAGTGCGGGATTTAGAGGGTGATGCTCCAGGCATTGCCCTTATTTTTTTTGCTTGTTTTTGATCTTTTCCGACTACGGTGCTTCTTGAATAAATATTCTAAAATAGAAAAAGCGCCAATGTGGCGCTGAGGGTGTGCTATTTTGATGTGCTGATCTATGTCGCATATACTAATATCCAACGTAGGATGTTAGAAAGAACCGGGACTCAATCCCGGACGGTGAGGCGCAGTCCGAGGGCTTGGGCGACAGCGACTACGTCGGACAGGCGCACACCATTGCCGCCGTCTTCTTCGATCTTTCTGATGACTCGCACGCGCACGCCGGAGATTTTCGACAGCGTCTTTCTCTCCATTTGATGGTGGGCGCGACAGATCCAGATCATCTTTCCGACGTCGGAGAGCATTTCCGCCTGTTCCAACTCTTTTCTTGCGGACGGGCTGCTGTTTTTCAACTCTTCCCATCTGTCCCAAAAGCTTCTTTCTACCATTATATTTTCCTCTTTCTGTTAAACTGCGTCTATGTTGAGTAAAAATTTTCCATTGTGGTGTTAATGAAATTTTTACACCTCATTTCCAATAGCATTATCTCATACCTCGCACTTGATTGCACCTAAAAATAAATTGTAAATTTTCTGTGAGCAAAGAAACCCTCGTGCAGTTCGGCGAATCTCATAAGCAAATTGTAAGCAAATTGGCGTCGAAATCGTCGGTTTTTACTTGACTACAGATGATTGAAGTGAGATAATATATACAACAAGCAAACAAAAAGGAGAATATCGCATGAAATTTAACGAAAAGTTCATCGGTGGTAACATTCGCAAATATCGCAAACTGAGAAAAATGAGTCAGGCTGAATTGGCTGAAATCCTCGGTTTCAACAACGTCTCGTCCATTTCCTACATCGAGAACAACAAGCGCCGCGTAAGTCTGCGCCACCTTCCGATCATTGCCGAAACCTTCAATATTACCATCGATGACCTCTTCCGCTAATGAGCAGTTTCCAGTGACCGCCTCATTCATCGGTGCTGCGTCGCTGGCACTTATCGGTATTGGTACGATGCTCGATGTAGCGAAACGGAACGGAATGTTTGACTTTTTGCCGGAATACATCGGATTGAAGCTCGCATTCATTGGATTTGCGCTTGACGTCATCGCTGCGCTTATATCTGTTTGCTGACAAAGGAGGTTTATATGCTTTTGGCGAGCAAAATTCTTGCAGTGGCAGGGTTCTTTCTTTTCGCCGCCGCGGCGGTGACTTGCTGCTGCGACAGATTGTGATCTAAGCGTAGCGCTTTGAATCGATCATTGAACGGCAAAATGCAACACATCCTCAAAAAAAGTGTTGACACCAACATTCGATGGTATCACAATACAGTCATACCAACAAATGATGGTAAATAGGAAGCGGGTGGTGATGGTGAATAACCTTAAGCAACGGAGAAACGAGTGTGGGCTTACGCAAGCAGAAGTAGCAAGCGCGGCAAACGTTACGACCGTCTGCTATCAGTTGTACGAGTGCGACAAGAGGATTCCGCGCGCTGATGTGGCTATCAAGATTGCGAAATCTTTGGGAACAACCGTCGAGGCGCTTTTCTCTGACGATTAACAGCTTACATTTTACAGCAATTTCAACAAAAAGCAACATTGAGCACGCACTAATAGTCAAACTTCAAACGGCCGAAAGCGAGGGAAAATATGGACGACATTCAGGTCTTCAAGAACAATCAATTTGGAGAGCTCCGAACCATTGTCAAGAACGGTGAACCGTGGTTTGTCGTTGCCGATGTATGTGCATACTTTGGAGTTACTAACAGAAACCGCGTCATGCAAGGCGTAGATGCTGATGACAAGGGGGGTACGCAAATGAACACCCCAGGCGGTATGCAGACCGTGGCCATCGTAAACGAATCTGGTCTTTACTCTGTGTTGTTCGCCTTGCAGCCCACGAAGGCTCGCGGTGTTTCCGACAAATACATTGAAGCACGGCAGAAGCATCTGCATGACTTCAAGCGTTGGATCACGCATGATGTCATTCCCACCATCCGCAAGCACGGAGCCTACATGACGCCGGAGACAATCGAAAAGACGCTGCTCAATCCCGATTACATTATCCAACTGGCTACCACGCTGAAAGGCGAAATGGAAAAGCGCAAGCAGTTGGAGGCTAAAGTCGAGAAGGATAAGCCGCTCGTCCAGTTCGCGGAGCATGTCGGCAGTACGTCCGACTGCCTCTCCATCCGCCAGTTCGCCAAGATCGTGCGTGACGAATCGATCAAGATTGGAGAGAAGCGCCTGTTCCAGTGGTTACGCGACAAGAAATATCTCGATGCGCGCAACGTAGCGTATCAGCGCTACATCGAATCCGGCTACTTCAACGTGCGCGAGGTGACGAAGAACACCGTGGTCGGCGCAAAGATTTTCCCGCAGACGCTTGTCACCGGGAAAGGTCAAATCTACCTCCTGTCCAAGTTGAGAGAAGAGTTTTGTTAAGGAGGATACATGGAAAACAACTTGCAGATTTTCAAGAACGATCAGTTCGGTGAAATCCGAACGATTGAAGAAAACGGCAATGTGCTGTTTTGCGGAAACGATGTAGCGCGAGCGTTAGGGTATGCACGTCCCAAAGATGCGATTGCGGCTCACGCAAAGGGGGCGGTAAAACGCCGCACCCTTACGGCTGGTGGTGAACAGGAACTTTCCTTTATCCCCGAAAGCGACCTTTACCGTCTCGCTTTTAGTTCGAAGCTTCCTGCCGCGGAGAAATTTACGGATTGGGTTACAGATGAAGTTTTGCCCACCATCCGCAAGACGGGCGGCTACGTCGCGAACGACGATCTGTTCCTTGCAACGTATCTTCCCCACGCCGACGAGGCTACGAAGATGATGTTCACCGCGACGCTTGAAGCGATGCGATCATTGAACGAAAAGATCGAACGCGACAAGCCCAAAGTTCTGTTCGCCGAAGCCGTTGAAACGGCGGACGACACAATCCTTATCGGAGACCTTGCAAAACTGCTGCACCAAAACGGCGTAAACATCGGTCAGAAGCGCTTGTTTAACTGGCTCAGAGACAACGGTTATCTGATTAAATGCGGCGCAAGCAAGAACATGCCGACGCAGTACAGCATGGAACGAGGGCTGATGGAAGTGAAGGAACGAGTCGTGACACTTCCGAACGAATCTGTTCGCATAACGCGCACCACGAAGATCACAGGCAAAGGGCAGACGTTCTTCGTCAACAATTTTCTTGGAGAGAAGAAAGAAGGGGCAAATGCTTAACGCGCTGAAATGGGTCGCAGTATTCTTGCTGTTTTGCATGCTGGCGGTGGGAATCGCAATGCGTGAGGTCGGAGACACGAAGAAAATCCGAAACTGGGGCTGGGTGCTGAACATGCTGTCCATTGCCATTTTGGCCGCAATCTGGCTTTCCGACATCGTTTGATCGATTTTACGGCATAAAAAATGGGTGCGCCGGGAACGCACCCAAAAACTTGGAGGGATAAAATGGAATATCCAATTGGTATTATACATCAAAATATCAATTTGCACAACAACTTTTACTGCGAATCCAAAAGAACGGACGGTGAATGCGCATGTCTGGCGTGAAGCTTACCGATAAACAGTGTGAAGAAGCCATCAATCGCTACAAAGCGGGAGACGGCGTAACGCGGATTGCGAGAGAAATCGGGTGCAGCACTGGCACGATTTACAACCTCATGCGCAAAGCTGAACTTAAGCCTGATCGCAGACCCGATCTCGTTCGTGAGCGACCCGTTGTCACACCGATGCCGAAGCCCGTGCGAAAACCATCGAAAGACAGGAAGTACGTCGTTCCGAAGCCAAAAACGCTGCAAGAGCTTTATCCAGGTCTCGTGGATAACTGCTATGACAATCGCGGGCACGTCCCGTATTGGCTTGCACATCTCAAGGGCGGATACAATGTAATGACGCGCGACGCGCTTGGCGACTTCGAGGTTCGTTTTACGCGTATTAAGTCTTTGGATCGCGCACTTAAATTTTGGGAATGGCATGTAAATCTTTTCGATGCGGCGTTTGATGGAACTGAAATGGAGGAATGCGATGACTGGACCGAAGCGTATTCGCTACAACACGCGGCAGGAATGGCTTGAGGGGCGACTGAACGGCATCGGCGCAAGTGAGGCCGCGGCATGCGTAGGATTGTCACCGTGGCAAACGGCAAGCGAACTGTGGGAGATTAAAACCGGGCGCAAAAAGCCGAAGGACATTTCCGACAGCCCCGCCGTTAAACGCGGCGTGCGCATGGAACCCGTGCTCAGAGAGCTTTTCAGCGCCATGCACCCCGATCTGGTAGTCGAGTATCACGAGTACGACGTTCTGTTCCAAGACGAACGTCCGTGGATGTTCGCCACGCTTGACGGCGAGATACTTCTTCAAAACGGAGAGCGCGGCATCCTTGAGATCAAGACGGCAGAAATCACGTCCAAGGCGCGCGCGGCAGAGTGGGAGGGTGGCATTCCCAAGTACTATCACGCACAGCTTCTTCACCAGCTTAACGCGACCAAGTACGCATTCGCGGTGCTTTTCGCCGGACTACTCGACGGAGACGGCGGAATGCAGATCAAAAGCTATGAACTCGACGCCGAAGATTGCGCCGAAGATCGCGCATGGCTCGCATCGGAAGAGGCGAACATGTGGAAGCACATTCAAAACGGCACGCTGCCGCCGCAACGGCTCGTGCTTGGATAAAGGAGGCACATAATGTACGTCAATGTAAAGTTCTTCAAGCACGACATCAACGCCTACGGCGGCAGGGACTACCTGTATTCGACGCGATTGGCCGTGAATGTCGGGGACAAAGTTTACGTCCCCACGGTGGACGGCTACAAACGCGCCATTGTTGTAGCCGTAAACGTGCCGAAAACCGAGATCAACCCCGCGTGGGCAGACAGGATCAAGGAGATTACGCGCTTTGACGACGGCATGGAAGAGGTGAAACAGTGAGCAACGACGTTGAATTTCGGCTTGAAACGGATCTTGCAGTAATCGAGAACACGCCGATTGAGGCGAACTTCGACGAGATGAAGAGTGCGCTGACGACGATGATGCAGCCTTATGCGTCGATGGTCGTTACGCTCGAAACCATCTCCACTGCCAAGACAGACCGCGCGCGAATCCGCAAGGTTGCGTCGCGTATCGACGAGACGCGCAAGACGGTTAAGCGGATATACACCGCACCGCTCAAGGCGTTTGAGGACAAGTGCAAAGAGCTTACCGCGATTTGCGACGCCGCCTCAAAGAACCTCGACGAACAGGTTCTCGATTTTGATGAGCGCCGCGCGACCGCGAAGATCGACGAATTGCGCGGTTTCTTCGAAGAACAGGTAGGGGAGGCAGACGGCTACATCGAGTTTGATGATATCTTTAACCCGCGGTGGAAAAACGTATCGTTCTCGCTTGATGACGCGAAGACGGAAATCGTCAAAAAGATCGAGGAATGCGAAGACGGGATCGATGCTATCCGTGCGCTTCACAGCGAGTTTGAAACTACGCTGCTCGAAGAGTTCCGCGTCAATCACGATCTTGCACGCTGCTTGAAGAAAAACGAACGTCTGCTGGCTGTGAAAGAGCTTGAACTGAAACAGAAACAGCGCAAAGAGCAGGAACGTACCCGCACGATGCCCGTTTCGGTTCCGATCAACTCTGTTCCGTATACTTACACAACGGCGACCGCATACACGGAAGCGCCCGCGCCCGCAGATGAAATTGATCCTCCCGGCGAAGAGGAAGAACTGCATTCCGTCGTTTTCCGAGTCACGGCTACGGAACGGCAGCTTGCCGCTCTTAAAGAGTTTTTGAAACGAAACAACATCCAATACGGCAGAGCATAAAGGAGAAAAACACACATGGCAAACATCGGTCAAAATCTTGCGCGCGGCGGCAGGAACAGCCTCGCGCCGTCTCAGAAAACGTTTTCGTCCGTAATCAGCGGTCAGGCGATGCAAGCGATGCTGAACAAGTCTCTCGCAGACCCTCGCCGCGTCGCGTCGTTCACCTCAACGCTGATTTCCACGGTGAGTGCGTCGCGTAAGTTGCAGCAGTGCGACCCCAACACGATTATCGCTGCGGCGCTGCGCGGCGAAGGAATGGGACTGTCAGTTGTTTTGGGGCAGTATTCCATTGTACCTTACAAAACCACGGCAAACTTCCAGCTCTCCTACAAGGGATTGGCGCAGCTTGCGATCCGCTCCGGCGAATATTCCGATATCGACGTGTTTGACGTCCGTGAAAATGAGTTTAAGGGTTATGACAGAAACCGCAGACCCGTGATCGAGTGGTGCGAAGACGAAGAAGCGCGTGAGAAATCGCCGATTGCCGGGTATTACGGCTACTATGAGCTTCGCAACGGCTTCAAAAAGTCTGTTTATTGGACGCATAAGAAGATTCTGATGCACGCCAATCGCTATAGCAGCGCTTTCAATCTGGAGCAGTACGAGAAGCTCCAAAAAGGCGAACTTTCCGACAGCGATGCGTGGAGTCTGCGCAACGGATCGCCGTGGTACGACATGCCCGATTCCGAGGCTCACATGAAGATGTGCAAGAAGACCGTTCTGAAACAGCTTCTTGGAGATGGCTTCGCGCCCATGTCCATTGATATGCGCACGGCGATGAGCGAGGACGACGCTTCCGAACAGGGCGGCGTGATTCGCCCCGAAGAAGCTTTCTTCTCCGACTCCGAGCTCCCGTTTGACGAACCGCCCGTAGACCCGTCTAAAACGCCCGCAGAAACGCCCGAAGAAGCGTCGAAGGTAAATACCCGCAAAAAGGCGCAAAAGCCCGCACAGGACATTTCCGACGCCGTACAGATCAATCCCGACGCGTCATCGCAGAACAGTTTCTTCGACTGACCCATCGGAGAGGCGCTTGAATGGGAAAAATGTCGAGGAACAAGGGGAAGGTCGGGGAGCGCGAATTTGCCGCGTTATGCCGCGAGAACGGTTATGCCGACGTGCATCGCACGGCGCAGTTCAAGGGCAAGACGGGCGACGCGGGAGACTGCGAAGGACTCCCTGGCATTCACATTGAGGTCAAGCGCGTTGAGAGCTTGCGGCTTTATGACGCGCTCGACCAATCACGCCGTGATGCGACGGCGACCGGAAACGGAGACCTCCCGATTGTGGCACATAGAAAGAACCAGTGCGACTGGGTCATCATCATGGACGCGAATGACTGGTTCCGACTCTATCGCGAATGGGAGGCGGGAAGGAGCATCGGCAAATGATTTGTCCTTTTACACAGAAAGTGATGGTTGCGTCGGAAAACGATCCGCCTATGGAAGGCATTGCGCACTTCACCGTATCGGATCGCGCGCGCGGAGGCGCGCTTATCACGCTGCGCATTAACAACATGCGCGTAACCTTCGCTTCCGACAAGCTTGAAAAAATCTTGGCAAGAACAAGGAGTAATCGAAAATGAACATCTGGAATGGTGTCGGGAATCTGGTGAGAGACCCCGAACTGCGCAGAACCCGCGACGAGCAAGACGTATGCACCTTTACGATTGCGGTATCTCGCGCCAGAAACAATCGCAACCATAAGGCGGATTATTTCAGGATCACGACGTGGAATACGCTTGCGGCGAACTGCTACAACTTCCTTCAAAAAGGATCTCAGGTCGCCGTATACGGGCCGCTCTATATTTCGTCATACGAAAAGAAGGACGGCACGAAAGGATACTCTATTGATGTTTGGGCGGATTCCGTTGAATTTATTCGCACGCCCGGCGCGGCTAACAGAGGCGAGTTCTCGACGGACGTTATGCCAGTTGGAACGAATGCGCAGGGTGACATGTCCGGCTGGACGAACCCTGCAATCGGCGGTTCGTTGTCCGATCTGGTTCCCGCCGACGACGAAGACGACTTTCCCCTTTAATTGATTGGCACAAGGTGGCGCTGTGAGAAAATCCAAAACCGACCCGGAGGATATCAAGCGATTGCGCAGTGAAGGACACAGCTACAGAGACATAAACCGCGAGATCGGCGCGACCATGTACCTGATTGCGAAACATGCGGAGAACAAGAAGCCCGTCAAGGTTGTTCCTCTGGACGTCAAGGAAAAGATTGCGATGATGGCAAAATGCGGCGCACCGCTTTCGAAGATTCAAGAAGAGACGGGCGCTTCGGAATCAACCATTCGTCGGATCGCCGTTCGTTTCAAGGCAAAAAAAGAGGCGCGTCATTCTGCGCCTCCCCGCCTTGACGAGTACAAGGAATATTCGATTGTGTTTCACGAAGGATGGAACCATACGGACGTCCAATATCATGTGATTGCAAAACAAACGTTGCATTGCTATCCGAACTACTTCGACTTGGCAGACATTTGCGCCGAATACGGCATTTACTACGAGGATTTTGTCGACCTGACTCCATCCAGCAATCACATTGTTCGCGGACTCGTTCTCGTCGCGAAGTCCAGCTTGAGGAAAGCGCCGAAGCGCGTATATTACACAGTTACCCGAAAAAAAGGAGGCCCACCGAATGACATCGAGATATTCCGATGAAGCGGAAAGAATCATGTCTCTTGCAAAAACATTGTCAGTGCAGATGAAATATTGGGGAGGGATTGAACGCCGCCCCAACGTGGCAAGCGACACAACGAAGGCCGGACAGGTTCTTAGCGACGCGGCAAAGCTGATTCGTCAACTCGTCGACCTTTGCGCCAGCGCCGACGAGGTAGTGTCTCTGCAAGAACTTGTCATTGCCGAACAGGATAAATTGCTTACTGGCAAATGTGACGCTTGCGCTTATCAAGGCACTTGCGAGAAAAAGGGAAAGCGCGGCTCACACGCCGCGTGCTGGGCCCCGATGTATGGAGGTACGAAAAATGTGGAAAATCATTGATCGGTTGCTTGAGAACGGGCAGCGGGAGCGAGCACTTCGTCGGAATCTAAACGAACTCGGTGACATGCTTGAAGCTGCGGAAACCGCGCGCCGCGAGTCCGAACGCAGACAGAAGGAGCTTGAACAGCGAAACTCCCGGCAGGAAGACTTGATTGCGCGCCTCAACATGGACGTCGCAAACTGCAAGGCGCAGATCGTCGGGCTTACACGCGCGCTGTCCGCAAAAGAGACCGACATGCTGCTTTGGCAGAACCGAGCCAGCAACCTCCGAGACATCGTCTTGGCGCTTGATGAGCGCACCAATACCATCAATTCGCTTGAATGCTCTCAGGAGGGCTTAAAATGACTTCTAAGGCTATATTAGACTTCGCAAGAGAAATACACGCGCTCGCCGTTGAAAAGGGCTGGTGGCGCGATTTGAGACCCGCAGAGGATACGTTTGTGATGATTCACTGCGAGTTGTCGGAGGCTGTGGACGAATATCGCAACGGTCACGGACTCACGGAAATTTATTACGGAGAGGGCGAAAAGCCGGAGGGAGTTCCCATCGAATTGGCAGACGCCGTCATTCGCCTACTCGATGCCGCAATCCAGTACGGAGACTACGGCGACTTGAAACCTGCAAAATCGAACGAAGCATTCGAAACGTTCGGCTGCTTCATTGAGCGCTGTCACGAGGACGTTGTCTGCGCAAAGTGCGGCAAGCAGATGTTTGAGGCTGTCGGTCTGTTTAACGATAGCTACGCGGTGCTGATTGGGCGAATTGAAGCGTGGTTTGAAGCCAACGGAATGGACTTGTGGCGCGTCTGCCGGATGAAGCACGAGTACAACAAAACGCGCCCGTATCGGCACGGAAACAAACGCATGTAACTTTTTCTGGAAACACTTGACGGGAGGGGTAATATGATGCGCTTTGCGCGCAAAACCCCTCATTCCGTCAATATCGTCTCGGATCGTCGCTTCGCCCGACGAGATAGTCGAGCGATACGTCAAACAGATCGGAAAGTGCAACAAGCCCATAGTAATCCGGCTTTGATTCGCCGGACGCATAGCTCTTAACGGTGCGCTGCTTGCGGCAAATCGCCTCTGCGATCTTTGGGTATGTCAATCCGCACTGCGTTTTCATCTCTTTGAATCGTTCTGCAAACAAATCCATAAAAACACCTTAAATTTCGCTTGACAATTCGGTTGAACTGCACTATTATGGAATCACAAGGTGCGGTTAAAACGCACTGTAGAAAGGAGTGGCAGATGAGAGAGAACTTGCGAAAAGCCCGAATGAAAGCGGGGCTAACGCAAGCAGACGTTGCCCGTCTTGCAGGGCTTGGGCTGAGACAATACAAGGCCATCGAATACGGAGAATCGAACGGAAGCGTCGATGTATGGAAGCGGCTTCGCTCGATATTCAGAAAGCCAATCGACTACCTGTTGGAGCAGGAAGAAGATTAAAGTGATTGTACCAGAAGCGCGCAAAAAGCGCAATAGGAGGTCGACATGAGCAGATCACTCCGAAACCGAAAGTACAAGGTGCACATTCGTCCGACGATTGCCAATGTCGGGCTTGCCATCTTTCTGATAGCCTGTTTTGTTGCCGCACACTACGCGTGGAAAGACGCGGCGACGTCCGTACTTGTGAGTCTGGCAGATGAAATTGCCGGAGTGCTGGGATAAGCAAAAAAATGGAGGTAAAAATCACAAGTGGGAGCAACTTGGTTCGCATTTCCGACGGCAATTTATAGCTCAAAAAGAATTTTAATTGCCGCAAAAATTTTGAAAACTTCGCGTTGGGAAACCATCGGATTGATTGTCGGAATTTACTCTTGGTCGATTGAAAATGCAGATCGAAATGGGGTGCTTGAAAATGTTTCAACGGACATGCTTGCAGACGCCATTGGCTATCCACAAAAGAAGGCGGGCTTATTGGTAAAAGCCCTCAAAGATACTGAATTTATCGAAGTTTTGGATGACCATTCAATCTTGATTAAAGACTGGTACGATATCGGCGGCAAGCTGACAGATACGCGTGAAAAGGAGGCAGAAAAGAAGAGAAAACAACGGGCCGCAGCCCGGGTACATCCCGCAGACACAAAGCAGGACGTCCCAGGGGACGTCCACCGGGACATACCAGCGGACATACCCACCGACGTCCCACCAACTATACAGTACAGTACAGTACACAACAGTATATTATCTGACGATAATATACAAGGCGGCGAAGCCGCCATAACGCGCGCGCAAGGCGCGGCGCTTAATAGCCCCAGTGATGGTCAGGAAAAGTCTAAGGTTCAAAGGTCTCCGAAACATCGCTACGGCGAATACCAACACGTTCTCCTTACCGATGACGAGCTTTCAAAGCTCAACGAGACGTTTGGAGAGACCATGACACAGAAGGCCATTACGTTCCTTGACGAGCACATCGAGATGAAGGGCTACAAAGCCAAGAGTCATTATCTCGCCATCCGCAAGTGGGTTGTAGACGCTGTGAAGGAAAAGGAGCGCAAAGATCAGCGCCAACCTTACCGCCCCGCCACGGAGAACAAGGGAACACTATACGGACGCACTATCGACGAAATGGGTTACGACGACCCGATCAACAAATCCATGAGCTTTGACGTAAGCTACTGGGCTACGCCGGAGGAAAAAGACAATGAGTGAAACGCAAAGAGATATTCGCGGGCTGCTTGCACGCCTCAAAAACAACAATCCGAGCAAGCTCAATCTTCGCTGCGAGACGTGCGGAGAACCGATGTTCATGGAATGCAAGGTTGATGGCAACAACGGGAGTGAAACGTACATCGTTCATCGCCAGTGTGCTTGCCGACGCAAAGAGTATGCGGAGTACGCTGAACGTCAGCGACGAAATGATATCGAGATCGAGCGTGAAAAAGCGCTGCCAAACATATCCGCCCGTAGGTGCAGATTTGAAACGTCGCAAGACAGCACGAATCTGCGCATGATAAAAACCTATGCGGATAAGTGGGAGAAAGTTGTCGCGCAGGGAGAAAAGGGGCTTATGCTTTGGGGCAGCGTCGGTACGGGAAAGACGCACGCGGCATACTGCCTTGCCAACGCGCTGATCGACAAGGGCGTGAAGGTGTATCTCACGAGCATTGCGGCACTGGCTGATGCTACGTTCTACGAGCAGGAAGACCGAAACTATATCAGGAATCGCGTTAAGGGTTGTGGGCTGTTGATCCTCGATGACTTCGGAGCGGAGCGGGAAACGTCGTTCATGGCGGAGAAGGCGTTTATGTTTATCGATGAACGAGTGAACACTGGCAGACCGTTTGTTGTTACCACCAACGTGTCTCCGCGCGAAATGAAAGCCGCGACCGATATAACCAAGACACGAATCTACGACCGAATCTTGGGAAATACCGTTGCCTTGGAATTTACAGGGGCATCAAAGCGACGTGGAAGCGTCGATGCCAATGCGGCGTCGTTGTTTAGAACACTCACGAGTGATGAGGTATAACAGCATGGTCAAGAAAAAAATTGCGCGGGACGTGCAGTTCTGGGGCGAAGAGGCGGTCTACAAGGCACAACTGATCTGCCCGCAATGCGGTGAACACATTTACGAGCACGGCACAATCATGATTGGCTCAACTCCAATCAATGGGTATCTGCGCCGCAAGTGCAAGTGTGAACGTGACTTTGACAAGAAAAACGACGGGAGGAACGCGTAAAAATGCTGACGAAAGAAAGGTTGTTCGAAATGCTTGTCTCGGAATTTGATGAGCAGAACATCTGGGAAACCTTGGGCGACAAAGAACTTTCGACGGGAGTACTTGTGTACCTTAACGGCTATGCCTCGGCACTGAAAGCCGTCTCGACGCAGCTTGAAACGGAAGCACAACAGAGGGGGTAAAAGACAATGAGCGGAATTGTTAATGTCAACACGGATTATATCAACGACGTTTTGAACCGCGCCAAGGTTTCGCGTAGGCAAGCGTCGGGCGAACTCGGAAGAAGCGAATGGTATATCAACAACTTGTGCCAAAAGCCGCCGGAAGCCCGCAGAATCCCGCTTGCGACCGCAAAGCTGTTTTGCCGAATCTACAACGCAGACTTGGAAAAACTTGTGCCTGAGATGAAGAAAGAAACGCCGATTGATCGCGCAGACGCGGAGAACATCGAGATTATCGCGGAGGTGCTTTGCAAAATCCGAGACACGCAGCGGCGAACGGAAGCGAAGATCGACGCGATTGCGGCGAAGTTAGGAGTAACACTGCGAAGCACTTGGGCGATATTACAAAAATTAACGGCGCGGAGATTGCACCCGTGGACGTCATCATCGGAGGTTCGCCGTGCCAAGACCTTTCCGTCGCGGGAAAGCGTGCGGGACTGGCGGGAGCGCGAAGCGGCCTGTTTATGGAGCAAATTCGGATCGTAAAGGAGATGCGCAATGCGACAAATGGAAATCAACCTCGGTTCATGGTCTGGGAAAACGTCACCGGAGCCTTCTCAAGCAACAAAGGCAAAGACTTCGCCGCCGTCCTCGAAGAAACGATCCGCGTCGTCGAGCCGGAAGCCCCCTGTGTTGATGTGCCTGAACGCGGATGGCCGACATGGGGACAGTACCGCGACGTGGGAGGACGATGGAGTGTGGCGTGGAGAGTGCTTGACGCGCAATACTGGGGAGTCCCCCAACGCCGTCGTCGCATCGCGCTTATCGCAGATTTTGGAGGAAGCGCCGCAGGAGAAATACTTTTTAACCGCAAGGGCGTGCCAAGGGATTCTGAATCGTGCAAAGAGACGCGGAAAGGAGCTGCCGCCGCAACTGAAAGCGGCGCTGGAGATTCAGTCTGGTGTTTGCAGGGCAACGGAATCGACCGCTCCGATACCGCAGGATGTAACGGACGCGGATGGCGGGAGAACCAAAGCTACACGTTGAACACGGTTGACAGGCCGGCGGTGGCATGTCTTACACCGTGGGATTCGCAAACCGCTCGGATATATGACGAAAACGGCGTGTTTCACACGTTAAACGCAGGAGAAAAGGCAGGGCAATCCCGCGATGGAGTATTCTGTGCAGGATTCAAACTGGGAAACAGTGAACGTGCGAGAAGCATCGGTTACAGCGAAGAATGCGCGCCGACGCTCAACGCGGAATCAGGTGGCAACAAGCCCGCAGTGTGTGAGATTATGCCGTTCGACACAACTCAAATAACAAGCCCGCAAAACGGAAGTGTGCCGAAATTCGGGAATCCGTGTCATACACTCAATGCGAACGCACATGCTCCGAGTATAGTATACGCGTTTGATTCCATGTCAAGCAACAGCATGAAATCACCCAATCCGCACAGCGGGTGTCGGGAAACAAATATTGCAAAAACGCTCGACACAAGCGATACCCGTCCAGACAAAAACCAAGGCGGCATGGCGATTTTAGACATGTCCCACGCGAACCAGGTGATCCGTGAATGTGGGGAAATCGTACCGACGTTAGTGGCGCGCATGGGTACGGGTGGGAATCAAGTGCCGCTGACGATGCGGTATCGGTCGTTCGGAGACTACGAGCCGTCAGAACATGCGTCCACGCTCAAGGCTCGAAATACGGCAGACAACAGCGACGTGGTGTGCGAAACTCGGACATTTACGAATCAAAGCTACGGAGAGTATCGAGAATCCGACATAGCCGGAACATGCGCACAGAGGGATTACAAGAGCGCGAGAGATCTGGCACTCGGAAGATTCGTCCGCCGATTAACACCGCTCGAATGCGAGAGGTTGCAGGGGTTTCCAGACGGATGGACGAATATCGGCGATTGGACGGACAGCAAAGGAAGGACACGCAAAACGAGCGACGCGGCGCGTTATAAGGCGCTCGGAAACAGCATTGCCCTGCCGCCCTGGAAGTGGGTGCTGAAACGGCTGTGTGCGGAGTATGAGCGGGACGCGACGATGGGCAGTCTGTTTGACGGTATCGGCGGTTTCCCACTAATCTGGGAGTAGCTTAACGGCAGAGGAAGCTGTCTGTGGGCGTCGGAGATCGAAGAGTTTTGCATCGCGGTCACGAAAAGGAGGTTTAACCATGAATGATGGACGCAAAAACGATTTGCGCAATATTAGCACGGAGATAGACGCGCCGCTTCTGCCGGGTCAGGAGTGGATAGTAGAGCTTGCCCGAAAGGATGGCAGAATGGTGCTGTCATTTGCGGTTGCGCAGAACGGAAAGAAGAAAACATACCGCACGGACGACGAGAAACAAGTGGCTTTGATGACCTCACTGCTTGGGGTATTAAAAGACACAATCGATCTTGACTTTAAGTACGCGAAAAAACTTGAAGGAGCTCCGTGAATGCGGTATAATCAATTAAACGTTTTGGCAAATACGCAGAGAAGGATGATGGGTTTTGGAGGGTAGTGTCAAATGGACAAAGTGCTGTTTAGCTCGAAGAGCATGAAGTGGCGGACGAGCGAAGAAATCATGCAAGACGGCAACGATTTTGTGATGGATTACTTGGAGTCGGGGATACCAGACGAACTGGACGAATATTACGATTACTTGCGTGAACGGCCTTGGGAGGCAAATTGGGATGAGTGACGAGAGACAGCGGGTGAACTCCGTGACCCGCGAAGCGCTGACGATACTGTATGCGGCGGGACAGGCGATTGACATGGTCGCGCCGAAACTGGAACAGCTTACGCGCCGTGTGCCGAACGGGTGGAGAGACTTGCGGATGGTGCAGTCGAAGCTTGACAAGCTGGTTGAGTCCGTGCTGAACACCATCCCGGTTAAACAGCTTGACACGATGATTGCGCAGATGCGGATTTCGCATTTGCGGATCGCAACAAACGACATCGGGAAGTCAGACGAGTCAAAGTGGCTCGTCCCACGCGACGAGCTGACTGAACTGGTCGCTGCGGTTGTGGACGAAAAGTGCCTCATGTGCGACAAAACAGACTGGTATAACTGCCAGCTCAGGCGGATCATTACGGACTTGCCCGTGGACGTGAAAAATGTTCCGAATGGGTGTTGGAGGGATGAGGAATGACGAACGGCGATAGAATCCGGGAGATGGCGAGTACGAACGAGGGGCTGGCGGAGCTTGTTAGTAAGTATGTTGGGTGCAACCACTGCCCCGTTAGCTCCGACTGCGAAAACCGTCAAGACGTGTGCGAATATACATTCAAAAAATGGCTGAACAAAGAAATTTTGAAGCCGTGCCCGTTTTGCGGCGGCGAACCAGAACTCCAGCATATTGGGGATGTGTATGTGGTTAAATGCAAACGATGCAATGCACGCATAGAACGAGAGTCCGAAGAGTTTGTGGTAAAACACTGGAATAGGAGAGCGGACGACGATGAGTACGATTAACTGAGTGATGACATTGACACCGCATTTGAGGAATGAACCGAATGAAGTCCACCCGCTGTACACGCTTGTAAACTGTGAGGCTGAGAACACTCGGAGGAAGACGATGAAAGTAACGTTTGAATTTCCAGACAATGTAAAACCCTGCGCCATGTACCTGAATTACGTTATTTGGGATCACGACGGTGAAATGAAGATGGGCGTCAGATGCGTCAATACGGAAGACCTGATGACGCTTAAAAGTGACAAAAACAAGGTACTGCGGGTCGGCGTTGACAAGGTATGGGGTGCGCCAGAAGATGGAACCGCCGAGCGTGAAAAACGATGAAACTTGTATTTAATATCACAGATTATGCTGATATTGCTGACGTGGAGATTGGCATAAGAGTGGGAGACCCTACATGCTGTCATTATGCAGCGTACGGACGAAGGCCTACTTGACAGAAAACGGTTTATTCAAGGCTTTGAACAGGAGGACGGTAGAATGAACCTGTACTTGGTGCATAGTTGCGAAAGCGAATGGGACTGCTACTGCTTTGCTCATTCGGCGAACAAGGCAAAGATGCTTGTAGCGCACGAGACGGATGATGAATACATCAACATGCGCTACGAAACGCTACGTCGAGGCGTGAATGTACCGTTTGAAGTGGTTGTATTGGACGACGAGTAGCCGGAGTATGAGCATGTGAAACGGTGCGGGTTCGAGTACAAGGAGGATGAATATGAGTGAAATTAGTTTGGAGCAGCTTGTAGACGAACTCGTTTCACTGAACGACGAAAAACTTGCGCGGCGCGTAATTGAAACGAGTGACGTCCAGTGGTGCTTGAGCGAACTACAAGATATGCTGGCGGATGATGTTGTTATTGAACGGTGGGTAAAACCGACAGTACGACTTCCCATCAACCCCGGAGAACCATTCGGGAGAAGGTATGTGGTAGCTGCGAATAGCATTACCACTTTTCTCGCGATGTTTGAGCACTTTGCAGCGGACGGCCATAACGTTTTACGGTGGAAATGGTGGAATGGCGCTGCTTATGATGGGCCACCTATTGTTGCGTGGATACCATTGCCGGATGCGCCGAAAGACATGGAGAAATGGCTATATGGCAAAAGAGTTTGAGAAGGGTCAACACCTATTCTTCATCTTCGAGAACGGGGTTGCCAAGCGGAACAGCCAAAACAGGGCATGCTGTTTCACTGATAGGAAGAAAGCAGAATTGCACTCGAAGGGGATCGGTGAAATCGTGGAATATGAGCCCGTAACGACCGCAAGGCGGAAACGAACACGCGGTTATTATGTGGCGTGGGCATGCAGCAATTGCGGAGGCGTGACGGATTTCAACCCGGCGCATAAAGAACGATGTCCACGATGTTACGCGCGTATGATTGATTGGGAGGATAGCGATGGGATACGACATTCGGTTCAAGGTTAAAACCATAGATGGCCACACAGTGCCTGTGGGCGAGCAGTATGCAAACATCACATGGAACGTCGGCGATATGATCCGCGTTGCTACAGGGCTTGAGTGGCGCAACGAAGAAGACAACGGCTTATGCGTGGACGTTATGCCGAAGATCGTTTATGGATTGAAAGAGCTTGTGACGAATCCGAAGAAATACAAAAAATATGAAGCTCCCAACGGCTGGGGCACGATTGATGGTACGATTGACTTCTTTAACACGCTGATTCGGGATTGGAACCGTTTTTGTACTGCCTACCCGCAGTTTGTTGACGAAGCAAGGTTCTGGGTTGAGTGATGGATGATACCACATGGAAAGCGCGATGAATATTGCGAAATACATTGTGACGAAGTGCATGAATGACGGTGTTCCGATCAGCAACACACAGTTACAGAAGATCCTCTACGTTGTTCAACTTACGTTTTTGAGAGAGCGCGACGAGCCTCTTTTTGCGGAGAACTTTGAGGCATGGAAGCTTGGCCCAGTAATGCCGAACGTGTACTACGGTTTTTGCGGATGGGGCGCAATGAAAATCCGAAACAAGTATGAATTTGACGAAATCGCGGCGAATAAAAGAGCCCTGATTGACCCCGTGGTCGCGACCTATCGAACGTTTAACACAGGAACGCTTGTACAGATTACTCGATGCGATGGAGGCGCGTGGCGCAAAGTGTACGGAAAAGGCGAAGGGCTTCGAGAGACAATTCCACTCAAGCTGATGAAAGAATTGAGGCATTGAAAATGATCCATGCGTGCAAACGATGCAAGATGCGAACGCGAGCCGTTATGCCGGAAGGCGAATATATCGTGTGTGCGTTCGAACGCTCCGAATTGTTTTTGTCCAAAGTGAGCACAGATGATGTTTGCGGTCTTAGCGGGGACGACGAGAGTGTGTGGGAAATGCTTCATCCCGAACGAAGATATTGTGCGTAGTGCAAGTGGTATGCGCCGGAAGAGGGCGTGTGCTGCAACGATCAAAGCGAATACTGCGCGGACTTTTGGGAAGAATGATGTAAGAAATGGGAGGCAATAGATGAATAAGCGGTTGTGCGATAAGGACGAACTGATCGCGGCGTTTAACACCAGCGAATATGGAACGCCGGAAAGATCGGAAGAATGGACGTTTCCTAACAAACTGGCGGTACAGATCGTTGAAGACATGCCAGAGGTAGACGCGGTAGAAGTTGTGCGGTGCAAATATTGCGTATGGTATGAGGATGGAAAAGAATACGCGCCATACTGTGATAATCCGTGTAGCGAATTACAACATCCGAACGACGATACATTTTGCAGCTACGGAGATAGGAGAGACGATGACGGACAGTGATTTGATTAAAGTGCTGCGGCGCTGCTCGGATGACATATGCTCGTGCGATGACTGCCCGTTGCTGGAGGAAAGGCGCGTCGTGGAGACGAACGAAATGTGTGATGACTACATCATGCGGCTTGCGGCTGAACGATTGGAGGAATTGACGAAATGAATATCCCCGTTTACCACAAGATCGATAACATTTTCGAACGCGACGTCGAAGGTTCGAAAAAACTGATTGAAGGAAAATTCCGTAACAAAGCGGTCGAATTTCTCAAGGATTTAACGTGGGAATTTACGGAAAAGATCGATGGTACTAATATTCGTATCTTCTGGGACGGATACCGGGTTTCAATCAACGGCCGTACCGATAAAGCACAGCTTCCTCCACACTTGCTTCATAGGCTCGAAGAACTGTTCAAAACGCCGGAAGCGGAAGAAATTTTCGAACAGAATTTCGGCACAACACCTGTTGAACTGTTCGGCGAAGGATATGGCCCCAAAATCCAGAGCGGTGGCGCGTATCGAAACGACGTGGACTTCATTCTGTTTGACGTTATGATTGGTGGAAATTACCAAACGCGCGGCACGGTCGAATATATCGCGCACATGTTCGGAATCGATTGTGTGCCGATTGTACTTCGCGGGACGATTGCAGATGCCGTAACGTTTGTTAAAACCCATCCCAAAAGCACGTTTGGCACGGCAAAGATGGAAGGCGTTGTTGGGCGTCCTGAAATTGAAATGCGTGATCGATGCGGAAACCGAGTGATCGTGAAAATTAAGGGGAGGGATTTTGAATAATCGAATTTAAAAATGGACAACATATATGGTTTCTGTTTCGCGATGATGGCGTAACGGAAAAGCCAACATATCATTTATCATCCAGCAAATCGCTATGTTTGGCCGGATACACTTACGTCGAATACGCACCAAAAAAGCGTGGTGAATGGATGCAAGTCGAGGATGACTGGGATTGCAGCCGTTGCGGCGCGCACATCACAAAAAAAGACCGCGAAGACCACGAATGGTTTTACTGCACGATCTGCGGATCACAAAACCTTCAAGGATGGTTTCCGTGCCAAGATTGAAAGGAGAAAAACTGTATGAAGCGCGAAGAAATTCTTGAAGCCGCCCGTAAATGCGTATGCGGCGACCGCGAAGAAGATTATGGCGAACCGGAAGATAACTTTGTGAGAATTTCAGAACTGTGGGCGTCTTATATGCGTGGCCGCTGCGTTGCGCTGGATGCCGCGATTACAATTCGACCGAACGATGTTGCCGCAATGATGGCACTTTTGAAAATCGCACGGATTAGCAGCGGGAAGTACAAAGCGGATAGCTATGTTGACGCCATTGGATATCTTGCGTGTGGAGGTGAAATCGATGCCCGCAATGCCGGACAGAACGCATAAGTATAGGAAAATTACATGCCAAATGTGCGGGATTGAGTTTTGCGCTCTTGGCGGGAACACGAGATATTGCCCGACGTGTAAACCAAAGGCGAAAAAATCAAACGCGGCCAAACGCAACGACATGCGCCGCGAGCGTGCGTTTATTGAGCGGGAACGCCGAACAAAACGGAATGAAAAACTTGCGGAAGCGGCCAGAAAATGCAAGAAACTTGGCGTTTCGTATGGAGAGGCCATTGCGAGGGGGTTGATTTGAATGATTAGGCTTGAAAATACGGTGACGCCGTCGCCAGAACAATGGATTGCGGTTATCCGCGGTTGCCGAAACCCGATGCAGTCGTATGATCGTATGGATAGCGTAATCGAGTATGACGACTGGTTTGAGAAAGAGAATATTAGTATCGGAGAAAACGACATGCGCTTGATGCGCAATCTTGCGAAAGCGGGAACGGACGAGCGAAAGTTCATGCGGATGCTGCCCGTGATCGTGGACATCACCGCGCCGATGTATTGGGTTGCCGAGCATGATACTTACAAGGTCGGGACGACACGCAACAGTTGCAGTTTTATGCACAAAGGGATTGCGCGCCCGTTCAAACTGTTTGATTTCAGTTGGGAAAATGAAGATTCCGCGAGAACACTGCTTACAATCGTAAATACGCTTAACACGCTGCGCGAAGCGTATATAAAAACCAAGGACGATGAAATTTTCAGAGAAATTCGCCAGGCTATGCCGCAAAGCTACAACATAAAATATACATGGAGCGCGAACTACGAAGTCCTTGCGAACATCTACTTTGCGCGGCGCAACCATCGCTTGCCTGAGTGGAGGATATTCTGCAATTGGATCCTCAAGCTTCCATACTTCGAAGAAATTATGGGGCTTGAAGATGGGAAAAATGCAGAAAAAGCAAACGACGGCAACGACAACGTGTTATAATAACATTGTCGATTTTATTCAAAATCCATGTAGCATGAAACCTCCTGTGGACTGGCGTTCGGGCTGGATGCCAACCCGCCGAAAATAGCCGTGATGTCAGCTATCACGGCTATTTTTGTTTATTAGAGCGGAAAGAGATTCCGCTCTTTGATAAAATAAAGTTACAGGTGTGTATTGCGAAGAACGAACTTTGAAGGAGCAAAGCTAATGGGAAAGATTTTAAGCGACGGCGCAATCAAGCAGTTTAACAATCTGGCAGAGATTGTAAACCCTATGCTCGCGCTGTTTTACATTTGTGCGGCAAACAATATTCCGTTTTATCTCGATAAAGCAAAAGAACTGAAAAGGATAGCCATTCTGGCGTATATCGAAAAACTGAGCCAGCAAAAAATAGAGCTTGGCACGAACGGGCAGGGTTTTGCTGACGGCGATACAAGCGTAGAGCTCGTCATTGACTTCCTTACAACGGGCGAGGATCGCTGGCATCGCGACTGGGGCATGGGATATACCGCGGAAGAATACAAACGTCTGGATGACATCTTCGAGACCTATTCCGCGCGACTTGTTTCTGCGGGCGGTTATGACGCGCAACAGGAAGATACACTGAGAGTTTGCGCGAAGATGCGACTCAAGGCCGACCAAGCACTCTCACTCGGAACGAAAGAGGGCGTGGATATCGCCTCGAAGCTGAACAAGATGATTCAGGACAACCTTGCCTCAGAAAACCTCCGTAAACGCGACGAGAAGCCCGTAGAAGAGCTTCGAATCGACAGCATAGTGGATTCACTTGAAAAGGCGGGGTTCCTTAAAAAAGGCAAAATACTGCCTCTGGCGGAGGTTCAGAGAGTTCTTCTGGAACGCGCGGGGATACTTGGCGGAAATCCGAGTCATGTTTACCCGTATACGCTCGACGCCGCCGATCAAATGCTACAGGCGATCATCAACACCATGCGCACGAACGACGGTCAGCCTGTGATTACCAGACTGCCGGACAACATGAGACTCGACGCAAATGTATCCAGCGAGTTCGCACAAGAACCGAACGCAGACGAGAAAGAAGCATACGAAAAAATGGGACTGGTTCGACGTGGTGGCAGTCAGACGCCGCAGCCTGAAAAACAGACGGAAAAGCCTCAAGTCTACCAGAAAAAAGGGGTGCAGAGAGGGAAGCCGTTGCCACCGACTATCAACTTGAACAACCCGTACAACACGCAATCCAAGCCGAAAAAATAAACCGCTGAGAAAATCGTAAAGGAAGGAGCCGATTGGGTGGCTGGCAGAAAAAGACCGCATGTATATATCCGTGGATACGGCTGGGCATCCAAAAAGGAAGCGGCCAACCGAGACTACGAAGAATACAAGGACGAAAGCTGGGCGTTTCTAATCAGTGTTTGGCGGTGGTATCCTGATCTTCTGTGTGACATTCTTCGCTCCCCGGACGCGAAATACCAAAACGAAGAATTGATCCAGCGTGTCATGATGCGCGCGTTCGCGCGTTATCAATATGTGGACATAACGGGATGCCGCTCGCTCACCAAGACAAGCACGAAGATGAAGCAAATGCTCATCTCAAACATCTTGTGGCCGAATACGAAGACGAGCTACTACGGCCCGTCGTATAAGCAACAGGCAGAACTGGCAAACGCCGCATTTTCAGACATCAAGGACGACTATCCGCTCCTTACGAACCATTACAGCGTAGAGGCGGCGGGCAAGGACAACTGGGTTGTAAGCACGACATATGGCTCTTCCATTACGATCAACGCAATCCGAGGAAAGAATATTCACAACGTTACCGCCGAAGAGTACGCGCAGGAAGAGAATCCGCCGTTTGACTTTGACGAGTATACGACCGTCGTGCTTTACGCCGTGCGACTTATGCACATGGTGCAGGGACAGCGGGATCCGACATATATCCCTTATCAACAGCATAGCATTACCAGTGCCGGACGAAAGCAGAACCACGCATACGAGACGCGATGCAAGCACATGATTTCCATGCGCCGCGGACAGAGCGCGTTTGTAATGGACGTGCCGTGGCAAGTTATCGTCTTAAGCCAGATGCGCCCGTATCAGTGGGCAGAACAGCGCCGCGCGGAATCTACGCCGGAGAAGTGGATGCGAGAAATGGAATCGCACTACACGGGCGCAGATGAAAACCCGATTGTGCGAGACGCGGTCTTGAGCGAATGCCGTTCGCTGACGCTGATGGAAGAGCACCATTGCTGCAATGACAGAGACAATCAGCTTGGGCCGCGCAACGTTATGTATATCGTGGGATACGACGTATCATACGAGGACAACAAAAATAACGCGAAGTGCGCGTGCGTCGTTGTGAAGCTGACACGACAGCGGGACAAATACCGGGCAAACCGCTTCTTGAAAGAAGTCGTTTATGTCGACGACTGGCCGCCGCCTCCTACGGCGATTATGCAAGCGCAAAAGCTAAAAAGCGTCTGGTATCGCTATTGTTTTGAAGGCGGGACTCCGACGTACATCGCGATTGACGGCTGGCAGTATGGTAAATCCGTTATCGAGTCACTTATGCTCGATCTTGAAGACGGACTGCCGCCGCTGTGCATTATCGATCACTCGTCTTACACCGACCTTGAGCTTGAGGATGCGCTGCCCGTCATCTACCCGATCAAAGCGGGCGGAGTCGGCGTTACAGACCCGGACAGCGAAATGATCCGCAACGCAGAACGCGAATTTGAGGCTAAAAACGTCGTTCTGCTCACCGCTAATCGCGGACTTGGGCTTGAGACTTACAAACGCTATCATAGCGTCAAGGACGACTATAGTGATGTTCAGATCGACAGACCGTATCGGAAGACGACGGAGCTTATCGGCCAGATTCAGAACCTTAAAAAGGTTGCCAGTGGTGCTGGCGTAGCAGAAAAACGGATTTCAAACGCCATCCAGCGAGACAGTTGGTCGGCACTGAAATATGCTTTGCGGCTTGCACAGCGTCTTGAATACCAGATTTTGATGCGCCGAGAGCAAAAAAGCGAATGGGAAGCAGTCATGAACAACGAGCAGGAACATCGCGCCTCTCGACTTTCGAGAGTGATGGAATCCAGATCGAGAATGATTATACCGCGACAAGGAGGACGTCTGTATTGAGCGAAGAAACCAAGACGTATGCGCTGTATGCGCTCCAACTGACGGAAGAAAATGTCATTAAGGCAATGCCAGAGCGCTTTATGCGCGCGACGCCGGACTATATTCTGATTTACACGGACGAAGAACAGCCCAAAAAGAGTGTTCAGATCGGCATAGAGGATATTCGGCGTTTAACCAACGCAGACCGTGAATGGTTGTCCGTTTGCAATCTTGCGGTGATTAGGGATGAAATGGCGCGGAATGAGCCGCAAATTTTGGAGCGGCTTTCGAGTACAATCAACTACATTGAGGCCGCATTAAAGGAAGCAGCAAATGCGGACAAAAAGGAGAAGGAGCCGAACGATGAGCAACATGGCGAATGAACTGCGGAGCGTGCGCTATAAGTCGTACCAAGAAATCTACGACAAAATGCGCGAACTGTCCGACGAGTATTCGAACATTCCTTATGATCGGCTGGTGTCGGTGTTCGGCGGTGCAAGCGAGTGGGGATCCGCGCTTTCGGCAAACCCGTACATTCAGAACCGACGCGTCAAGACGATTTCCACCGCGCCCGCAGGGCATACGAAGGACGAAGTGGCGGAAATGCTGCAAACGCCCGAAGGGAACGAGCTCGGCCTTCGACAAGTGGAGCGCGCTCTGGAATACTCGGCATATCCGATGTTTCACACGAGGAAGGTATACCAAGACCTTCTCACTTACCATAGCTACATTACGCCGAATCTGCCTGACGAAAGTGCAATCGGCAAGGATGATTTCTGGCGCGAATGGAAGCTGCTCGAAAAGCTGAAAAAGACGCTCGATATTAAGAACGTCGCGCACCAGATTGCAGGACAGGCACTTCAATCCGGCAAGGTATTTTACACGCCGCGCGTCTCCATCGACAAATCGCACAACAAGATCAATTACGCCTTCATCCAGCAGCTTCCCACCGACTGGACGAAGATTGTGGGATTCAACAATAAGTCAAAGTACACACTGGCGTTCAATCTTTTCTACTTTACACAGCCAGGCACGGATTATCGGCAGTTTGGAGACCTGTTCGTGCCGTATATTAACGAATTTTCTGACTTTGCGGAGAGCGTGAGAGGCGTAAAAGCGCCGTCGAATTACATTTTCGCGGCGATGGATAAAGTGCGAAAGCATAGCCGCAACAACGCTGCGCCCGATGCGTACTATCAGAACGGCAGATGGTACTACTGGGTGGTTCTGCCGATTGACAAGGTATTTACATTCGAGGTTGACGACGCAAACAGAACCGTTGCGCCACCGTTTACGGGGCTGTTTATCGACATGATTCAGCTTGCGGCGTACGAAGCGATCCAGTTGCAGTTGGTGCAGAACCCGTTGATCGCTGTGCTTACGGGCGAAATCCCGTACTATGACGCAAAGGATATGCGCATGTCCGATACTTACAAACTGAGTCCGAGCGGACGCGACCTGTTTCAGGCATATTGGTATCAGATGCTTGCGGAAAGCAATACCAGCGGAATCGGCATCTTTTCAGCGCCGTTCCAGAACATGAAGATGCACCAGCTTGCGGAAGCGCCGAGCGCAATGAATATCAGTTCCAATGGCTACGCGTATACGATTGCAAAGGCAGGGCTTTCAGGGATCGTGCCCGCGAACAACGACACGCGGGCCGGACTGGCACAGATTTCGCTGCAAATCGAGAGCAAGTTTGCGGCACAGATATACGGCGGCATTGAGCGCATGATGAGCTGTATGTTCGAAAGCTTCAATCTAAAATACGAATGGGAGTTCAGAATGTTCGGCGACATGGCTTCGGACAAGGATAAAGAGGAACAGGCGCAAAAGGCCATGACACTCGGCATTCTTCCCGCCGCCATTATCTATAATGCGCTGCACGATAGGTCGATTCTGGATGACATTGCGTGGTCTACGGCGATTAAAAAGACCGGGATCCTCGATCTTCGCATTCCGCTTACATCTTCGTATTCGGCGCAGCCTAACAACGGGAACGGCGAAGAAAGCTCAAACCAGAAAAATGAGACGTCGCAAGCGGATCAGATCGCGGCGCATGAAATCAACAAGGGCGGGCGACCGAGCAGTGACGGAATAGCTTCTTCCGACGGACAGGAAGCGGATCAAGACAGCATTGGCGAATAATCGTTCAATTAGAGCGGAAAGGATTTCAACTTATGTTAAAATTAAACAAGGAAGACATTGAACTTATCCGTGAATGCCTTGACAAGGGAAATGATTGCAGGATCCAGCGCACAAAGGACGGTTATCGAATCGTTTCCGACAGTGTACGGGTGTTGAAAAAGATCACTTGCGAGGCAGTGAAACCCGAAAATAGATAAATACGGCTTCGTTCAAGGTGGAATGAGGCAAGCCAAGAGGGCTGTTTAACGCTTTACTGCGCTAAATAGCCCCTATTTTTTTGAAACGGAGGGGTTTTGCATTGGCGAGCGAATACAGGACGTTTGCGGGCGAAATCAGGACGCTTGCAAAGAAAAACGAGTTTTTGTATGACGTCGAAATCTGGCTGCTGAACGATAAAGTCAATCGAAACGGCTGGAAATATATCAACATTGAAGCGAATAAAGCGCAGTTTGCGGGTACGCCGATTCTTGTCGCGTATCTCGGAAACGGTGCCGTGATCGGCGACGGCCACAACTACAAGATGGTTCCCGACGTTAAAACGAAAACGATCAGACCGTCCTTCACGGAGCCGGACGCCGAAAGAATTGTGGGTTCACTCTCAGACCGACCCGAAGATATTCGGATGGAGGAACGAGATGGCAATAAATGGGTAGTTGGCAGAGGTTCGCTGTGGCGATTCTACGCGCCCGAGCTTGTCGACAAGATCGAAAATGATGCGATGCAGGGTCACACCATGTCGATCAGTATCGAAACGCTCGTGACGAAGTCGCATATGGAGGAAGACGTTGAAATTGAGGAAGAGTACCAGATTCTTGGTACGACGATCCTCGGAGATCACGTCATGCCCGCCGTAGAGGACGCGCGTATCGTCGCATTGAGCGCCGAAAGTGAAGAGTTCAAACAGCTCAAGATGCGTGCCGCGTCCTATGAAAACGAACCGACCGTCGAGAAAAAAGAAAATGAAGCAAACGACGGAGCGCCAAGTGAACTAAATACTCGAAAAGGAGTGAACAAATTGGACATTTTGAACCGAAAGCAGATTGCCGAACTGGACAAGCGCTTTGAAGGTTATACCGTACTGTCCGCCGCAAAGAGCGAAAAAGGCATTCATGTGTGCCTCCTGTCCGACAACGGCGAGACGGCGACGTATACGCTCGGCGACTCGAACGAAGCGATTGTCCCGGATCGTATCGTGAAGACCAATTCTGCCATTGTCTACGACTTCGGCGAAGACGAACATGTGCGCGTTGATGCGAGTGAGGCATGCGATGCACTTGTCGCCAAACTCATCAAGGCGAACGCCGCGGTCGAAACGCTCGAAAAGAAGGTGGAAGAGGCGAACGGGGCGCTTGAATCGATGCGCAAGGCGGAAACCGCACGTCGTTTGCAGTCTGCACGAGACATGGCAAAAGACACGCTTGACCGCTTCAACGCTAACCGAACGGATAAAGTCGAGGAATCTGTCATTGCGCAGATCAAGGCTGACGTCGAGAAGGGCGTTTATGCGAACAGCGTCGATGCTGATGGCGTGTGGTGCGGCGATAAGGCTGTTCAGACCGCCGTTTTGGCCGCGTGTGCCTCCGCTGTTATGGAGGCCGACCAGAAGGCCGCTGAACAGCGCATGGCGCAGTATCCGTGGAACTTTGCCCGTGAAAACGATGGCGCAGCTGATGGCGGCGTCGGCGCGATGGTTAAGTTCCTGAACGACTAAGAAAAAAGGAGTGAAATAACAATGGCGTACATTGCGAATACGGCGTTTGAAGTCAAAATCTCCAACCATGAATTTGACTCCACCGCCAATATCACTGGCTACTTCCAGAACGCCAGCTCCGAGGGCGAAATTTGCTCTGCTGGCTTCTTGTGCACCCGCTCCGCGCTGACGGGTTGCGAAGGTTATGCCGGAGTCGGCCCTACCTCGGCTACCGTGACGATCAAGAACTCCAACACTTGGGACATGGTCGCCGCGACTGCGACCACGACCGCCGCGGCTGGCGTGTATGCGTGCAACCCGTTTGACGTCAACATGGTTACGGATCCCGTGACTGGCGCGGCTTACAAGGTCGGATCTAACACGCTCGGCCTCCCGGCACCCGCGGATTATCCCTGCACCTACACGAAGATCAAGTTCGATAACGACTCCGTCTATCGTTTCGGTGCTGGAAACATTTCCGGCGAAGTTGGTGGCAAAACCCTGTTTACCATCGACGCTGGACTGCTCAACCCCGCGGCCGCTGCGCCCTCCACGGCAGGGCTGCCTTACTTCGAGCTTGTACGCACCGGGACGTTCACGCAGGGCGCGTACAACGGCTTCGCGTTCTACGATCTCCGTGCGCGTGTTGCCCAATTGAAAGGAGAGTGAAACTGAATGGCCATCAAATTCAATTCCATCGACAGCTCCGTTTTCAACGCGAATGCGCCGGAGTTTACCAACGTTGAGAAAGAACGCGCCAACATCGTTACCTGTGGTCGTCTGCTTATGCAGGAATACGGCGGCAAGGCGAACGACAACATGCGCGCACTGCGCAATCTGAGCGCCGAATACACGCCTCAGCTTACTGCTCAGACGGGCATGAGCTATGCCGACTTCAACCGCAAGACGAAGGAAAAGATGCTCTTGTACGCCGCGAAGCGTTACTGCGCCGTGAGCGGAGAGGTTGCGCCCGTGGATTACGCAGACTTCATGAAGAAGCAGCAGCGCTTCATGACCCAGAAGTCCTTCCTGCATCTGCTGTCTGGCATCGTGCGCGACGTCATTTCCCCCGTCCTTCCCGCGACCATGTCCAACGCCATGAGTTGGTTCGCCGAGACGGTTTCCGTTCCGCTTGGTAAGACCTACGAACTGGACGTCGCCAGCAACGACATCTTCGTGTTCGAAGACGACTCTTGGGGTGCTTCCCGCTCGAAGCCCAGCAACTATTTGTACAGCAAGCCGCTGACGCTGAATCCCACGCTTCGCACCGCGAAGGCGACGATCAAGTGGTATCAGCTCGTCGGCAACGACGCCGATCTTGGACGTTTCTTCAACTCTTTTGCGGTTGGCATGTACTCCAAGATCATGGCGCTTGCGATGAAGGCGCTGGTCGCTGGGACGGCGAACACGAACCTCGTTCCGACGAATCTCCAGTTTACGAACGAATCCAAAAACTGGGTTACTGCCGCAAAGCGCGTCGCGATGGCGAACAACACCTCTTACCGTGGCTGCATCGCTGTTGGCGATCCCTCTGCGCTGACGAAGGCGCTGCCGTCCGGCAACGTGAACGCTTCCGCCGTCAACCTTGACGCCGCGCTTGCGACGATGCTGGGCATCGAATGGGCGCGTTACGGCTATCTGGGCGAGTACATGGGCATCAACCTCATGCCGCTTGAGCCCGCGCTTGTCCCTGGCACGCAGAACACCACGCTTACGTCCCTTGTCCCCGAAGACAAGATTTGGGTTATGGCGACGGCGGGCTATCGCCCCGTGTACGTCGGTCTGGAAGATGGCGGCGAGATTCAGGTCGAGCTGTCTCCGTCTCAGACGGCTGACATGACCATCGACATCATCACGTCGATCTCCGTGGACGCGATTCCCGCGTTTGCCAGCAAGGTCGCCGTCATCACGGCGTAATTGCCCTCTCATGGGAGTGTTTATCACTCCCATTTATGCCCATAGCAACACAGGCTTATGCGGTGCAAACCCGCGAATGGGCGCAAACATGTGATACCGAGAGGAGAAAAAAGCATGGCAAGAACTGCAACGAAAACTACGGAAGCCAAACCGAAAACGGCATCGACGGCGACAAAGAAGACGACAACCGCTACCGCTGCGACGCAGAACGCAGAGCTTGAGGCGGCGAAGAAACAGGCGGCAGAAGCGCGTGCCGCACAGGAAGCTCAGGCAGAAGAAATCGCCGAGCTGAAACAGATGCTTGCCAACATGCAGCGACAGCTTGAACAGCGGAACCCGCAGATCGTTCAGGTGATGGCGGATACCGAAAAAGTCGTCATGCGCTTTCAGGCGGAAATTGCGGATGATAACGTCGCCGTCTTCGGCGCGAACGGCATGTATGGGCAGATCACTGGCAAAACTGGCACGGTAGTCGTGCCGAAGAGCGAATGGAGCCGTTTTTACAACGAATCTACGCGCCGCATGATGGATCGTCGCTGGCTCGTCGTGCTGTCCGGCATGGATGATGACGAGCGTCGACGCTACAACTGCGCCTACAAAGAGGGTGAAGTCCTCGACGAAAAGGCGTTTGACGGTCTGTTGGATATGGGGAGAGACCTTTTGGCGGTTTTCCCCGCACTTTGCTGGGAACACAAGCTCATGGTTGCCAGGCGTTTTATCACGGCGTTTGAAAACGACGACAAACGCGCGTATGACCGTGACCTCATCGTCGCGCTGAACGAACTTTCCAAAGCGGGCACGGAACAGCTTCCCAAAAACGACGTGCGTCGCCGCGGTATGTTCCATACCGTCATTGAAGCCCTCAATGCGAAGGACGCGGAAGAATAAAACAATCTGAAAAGGAGCAACGGCAATGGGTACATCTTGGAGCGAAATTATTACGAACTATGCGTCGCTGTTCATCGACGACGCAAGGTTTTCCGACGACCTTGCCGTTGACCCCGCATTGTATTTTCGACGCATGTCGCTGTACATGACGGCAGCAATCCCAATGCTGTCTTCACCGCCGCAACTGCTGGAAAAGGTTACGAACGGGCTTGAGAGCCCGACATATGCGGACGCCGAATGGACGTCCGACGCGGGCAGCATGACGGGCGAAACGAAGGTGGACACCGGGAACACGGGATATGGCCTATTCTCGTGCGTTCTGAGAGAGGTTTCGCCGTCTGGCGAAGTAACACTCACGCCGTATGATGAAGCCGTATACGACGAAAATACGGGCATTGTGACGTTCCCGACGCAGACGGCGGAGAATGTGCAATATCAAATGGACTTCTACAAGGACGGCACATTCGCATTTGACCTTACGACGTGGCAGAAGCGTCTTTTGGGGCTTGCGTTCGCCATTGTGTGGGATGAGAGGTTCAGTCGAAACTGGCTGAACATTCAAATGAAGATTAAAGACGCAAGCTTCGAAACCGTAAATGAAAGCAACTACATGAACGCAGTGCAGAACCGACTTTCTGCAAACCACGCGCTGTTTAATGATGAACTGCATAAGTACGAACAGACAGTAGCATATGCGAACGTTATGCCGTACAACGGCTCAAAGAAAAGGTTCGTCTGATCTACCACGGAAAAGGAGGGCGAAACGTCAATGCCGACAGATAATGAGTTTATCAAGAACGCGTTTATTCTCGGACGCGGCTTACAGGCGGGAAACACAAACTCGCCCTCTCAATTTAAGAACCGCAAACGCCAGTATTTCGACCAAGAAACGACGACGTTTGTTCAAAAATATGCGCGTTATGCGTCAAACTTTTTCGACGCGAAAGTGCAGGGCGTATTCGAAGACGATCCGTTCGCATGGACGGACGTGCGCGTGCGGATGGCGGATATCGTAAAGCCGTCCGCGGCGATGACAAAGGATTTCGACGATTACAAAATCGTACTGTTTGAAAATCCGAACATCGAATATGTACGACAGGGGACAAAGCTTGTGATGATGGGTTCAACATGGCTTGCCACAAACCCGATCAATGTTTCCGCGGCAGACGGGTGCGGGATTTTCCGCCAATGCAACGCTGTATGGAATCATTTTGATTACTACGGAAACCTCTTGAGCGAACCGCTTGTTGTTGACAGCTATGCTGCACGCGCCTCCACGCCGAACCCGCAGGACACACTGCGAATTACGCGCGGATATTTCAACATCATCTGCCAGTACAACGAATGGACGGCACAGCTTGATACAAATAGCCGCATTATCTTGGGCCGCGCGGCGTATCACATTCGCGGCTATTCCGACTTCGTTCAGGAGTTTACCGGGGATTATAACAGCATTCGACAGCTTGGCTTCATCGCGGAATACGAAGAACCGAACCATGACATCGACGACATGGAAAAGCGCGTCGCCGGAGGAAAGAACTTCTCTTGGGTAGTCTCGGTTTCTGGCGGAACGAAGATCCAGCCGGGACAAAAGACGACGCTTACCGCGAGCAGCGTGAGAAATGAAAAGTCTGTTGAATCCACGGACGAACACCCTGTTTCCTACAAGTGGAAAAGCAGCAACCCGTCCGTCGCGGACGTGGATAAAGATGGCGTTGTAACCGCGACTGGAAACGGGGAGGCGACCATTACCGCAACGCTGGAACAGAATGCGGCGCTTTCCGCCAGCATTGATGTGAGCGTGAGAGAAGACTTAAAGCCGCGCACGATCTTTACGCAAGCGCCTCCAGCACAGTTCAGGGTGTATCAAAGCTACGACATCGGAGCCGCAGATTTTATCGGCGGAGCGGAGCAGACGACGCCTATAGAATGGACGTTTGAGGGTTCGGAAGGATCGTCGTACACATACGTCGTTTCGGAGGACACAAAGCATGTGCGAATTGCATGTTGGAAGGGCAGCGTAACGCCGCTCAAGATCACGGCAAAAGGCGCGGGAGATGCGGTTGTGGCTACGGTTGAATTGGAGGGCTTGTAATGAGCGAAAATTGCCCATACGCATACCGAAAACGCGGAGATGTATCCGTGCATTGCAAAAAGATGCCGGAGAACGCGAGTTGGTGCGGGCATCAATACCTTTGCCCGCAGACAAAACGATGTGAAGCAACGAAACAGGCAGCACTTTGCCCGCTTCGGAAGGAGAAGAATCAATGAAACTGAGAAGTGTAAAGCAGATTACTCCCGACCTTGTAGCAAACGCAAGCGACTATATGCCGATTGCGGAGAAGACGAAGTTTGTGGAATACGTTTCGGTGCGTACGCTCGAACGCCTTGAACTTCGGGCCGAGACGGACGACGGTGAATCGATTTCCGTGCCTCCGATTTACAAGGAAAACCCCGAACTGAAACGACGTTATGAGATGGGCGTGTTTGTACGCTTCTATCTGGGACTTGAGGCGGAACAGGTCGACGACGATCCGTACATGCTGTCTCGCGACGACTATGATTACGCGGCAAATCTTCACATTTTCAACCAGCTTGAACGGCTGAAACAGCAGCGAGAATCCGGCGTGCGAGACAAGATTTGGGATATTATGCAGGACTTTAGAGACCTTGAAAAATATCTCAATAATGAAGTATTTGGCATTGTGAATGCGCAGAACGACATTCTCGTGCGGGCATCCAACCTTATTGCTACGCGATTCGGTGCATCGGCATTAGAGACTGCAATGCAGGAATTTGACGCCGCAAAACAAGAACTGACGGACTATGCTGCACAGAAAAACGTGTGAAACATCATTGTTTCACATGAAACGATGAGCGGAGGTGAGATAAACGGTTAGTTTTGACTCCCCGTATTACCCGTATGAGAAGGTGCAGAGCGGGTTTTCCACGATGGACGGCGCGGAGCTGATTCCGACGAAAATCTGCCGTTATTTGCTCGATTTGCCAGATCAGAACGGGTATGTACCCGTAGACGACAACAACAGACCGCGTGTAAAACTGGCAAAGTATCTCTGGTATGACGAACCGAACCCGCTTGGGAAGCCGCTTCCTACCGTGGAAGAGAAACTTTCGATGCTCTTTGACAGCAACAATCCCGTACTCGACACGAACGAGTTAAAGGCGCTGCACCCAAAGCTTTACCGTTTATACCCAATTCAGTATTGGGGGCCGAGTCAGTTGATTGCGCAGACGACGTTGAAGGTTTACGTTGGGCGCGTAATTCCTTCAAGCGGCATAAGCGCGCAAATCGGAATCAACTTCGAGATCATGGTGAACGTGAACCTCGAAAACGGGCTGAAAACCGACGCAATCGCCAAGAGTTACGCCATTGAAACTGCGTTGATTTCCGCGCTGAATGGCGTGAATATCGGTGGCGTAGGCGTGATGACTTTTAACCGCTACGAACACATAGAAAGCGGTTCTACAACCATCTACGACGACGAAGGTGTGAACGTGGGCCGACTGCTTCGAATGTCGATGAACTGGATGGAGAGCGGCGAAGGAATCTGACAAATCAAGAACCCAGCCCGACCACGAAAGAGCGCGGCGAGGGGCTAAGGAGAGCCGATGTGAGCAAGTCGCGTCGGCTTTTTCATTTTATTTTTATTGCAATGGGAGGAAAGCGAAACGTGTATGAAATCCCTGCAAATATAATGCGGCTTATCCGTCAATACAAGCCTGTTGAGACGGAAGGGCTGACACTGTGGCCCGTAAAGGTGAAGGAGCGCGACGTATTCACTTATGCGCGCCCGTCGATAGAGTTTGTACAGCAAACGTTACCCGTTAAGTACATGTCCCTGCCTCTGTTGACGGCGTACTACCAGATGGATCTTCAAAACGCGCTTATGGGCGAAGCCCCGACCGGGCTGTTTACCCGCGCGCTGCTCTTCCTTGCCCTCAGCCTCAAAGTGGGAGAGGGGCTTGAAGCAGATGAACGCGTTCGGTTGATGAACCCGATTGTATCGTCGGATGATCCGTTCAATCTAAAGGCGATACGCTTCACCGCGGGCGAAGAGGAACAGAAAGAGATTACTCCAATTCAGTTCCAGCGGTTAAGACCGATTCTGGCGGAGCAGAACGGCATACGGTTGTACAGCGAGAACGCAAACCCCGAATTGATTGAGGCGGAGAACGACTTGGCCGCCGCAAACAACGCCGACATCGACGTAAATTTCGAGGACATGATCTCGACCGTTGCAACACTCACAGGCGAAAGCGAGGAAGACATCGACGAATGGCCGATCTTGAAGCTTGATAGGAGAAGAGATGCAATCAGTCGCGTGCTGCACTTCCTCGTAACGGGAATTGGAACAGCTTCCGGCGCGAAGTATGAGGGTGGAAATCCATACCCGTCGCCGTTCTTCAACCGTAAGCGGACGGATTCTTCCGCCGTTATGTCGATTGAGAAATTTGCAGGAGGCAAAGGACTTGAAGCTGTTACGAACTCAGGAAAACTCAGTCTCTAACCACACCTAAAAAGGAGTGAAAACGTTTTGATTAACTTTACTGATCCGCGTCTTTACCTCAAAGGCACTTGTCAGGCGATTGCCAGCGACGTGAAAACGGGCGACGTCCTGTACTACTCCAACAAGTTCACCACGGGCAACATCACGACGTCCGTCACGATGGGAGAAATCCGTGCCGGACTTGGCAACGCGATTGCCGCAATCATCCCCTCCGACAGCGCACTGAACGTTGAATTTACCGCCGCCGACCTCAGCCTGTGGGCGAAATCCGCCCAGGTTGGCGCGACGCTGGGTTACAACGCTCCCGCGCCCGTCTGCCAGACCATCACCGCAGACGGCACGTCTCTCTCGATTGACGTTTCCGAGGGCAAGCCCGTTGCGCAGCTTGGCTTCTCCAAGGTCTTCTGCCAAGTGCAGGAGGTCGGTGCTGGTAGCGGCATTGCGGTCGGCGGCGTAGCCTATGATCTGAACCCCGAAACGGGTGCGATCACCGGGTTCACCGCAACCTCCGGCAAGCAGTATAAAGTCTGGTATTTCATCAACAAGGCTTCCGCACAGATCGCCTCTATCAGCACTTTGTTCGACCCGAAGGTCGTGCATTTTACCGCGCAGATGGCCGTCTACGCCAACGAAAGCGGCGCTAACCAGAACGAAGGTACGCGCGTTGGCTGGCTGTATGCGATTGTGCCGCGCCTGAAACTGGGCGGCAACGCTGGCGTCGTCGGCGACCAGTCTACGAACGATACCACCTCCATGTCTGGACAGGCGGTTGCGTTTGATACCGACACGATCAATGCCGAGTGCAGCGATTGCGATGCGTCCAACCTTGCCTACTACGTCTACGTCCCGGATTCCGGCGCTGATTCGATCAGCGGCATTCTTGCGGCGATGGGCGGCGTGATTTCCGTCAAGAAGTCCGGCACGGCACAGGTCCAGCCGCGGTTCATCATGGACAACGGCCAGCTCGTTGCCACGACCGACTACGGCAAGTTCAACTACAACCTTGCCAGCCCTCCCGAGGATACGACCGTTTCTGCTACCGGCCTTATCACGGCGGGCACTACGACCGGAGACTGCGATCTCACCGTGTCCTACAACAACGGCGGTGAAACTCTGACCTCGCAGTGCAAGGTTAGCGTTATCGCGTAAATAAGGCACAACAAAAGCCCCGTCCTTTTGGACGGGGCGTATGTGGGTTCATTCACTTGTTGAGTGGGCTGACATACGCCAGTTGTCAAAGGCACATGATTATGATGTCTGCGATTATCACGATTGGGAGAAGAATCATTTCTACAACGAGGATCTTCTGCCAGATCGTTCGATTGGGAGAAAGAAATGCGGCAATAATTGTACTCCCAGGCATTTGATATGTGCCGTTCCGCTTGGCATCTTCCTTCGCGGCGCTTCCGAGCTTCACAAATGATTCAATCAGCTTGTACTCAAGGATTCCGTTGACAATGTCATCTTTATTGCTTTTAGCCATTGAAACCAACTCCTTTTCGTTAAATATACCACGCTTGAACGCCAAAATCAAGAGGTGAAATCCATGAAAAACGACGCTGAAATATTTGCCGAAAAACTTGAGAATGCCATCCATAGGGCGATGCAGTCAACGGTTGCGGATGAAGTGAAGCTGGCAATCATGGAGTCGGTACAAGAGAACGTATACGACAAATATGAGCCCACGCAATACAAGCGCCGCGGGATGAACGGCGGTTTGGCAGATCCGAACATGATGGATCAAACCTATGACGAAGGAACGATGACGCTTGAGATCCGTTCTTCCGGCAAAGGCGCGCACGGCAGGAAAGACGTGGCGGAGATCGTCGAGAGCGGTCAAGGATACACATGGAAGAAATCGGAGATTGCGCAGCATCCGTTCCCGCGACCGTTTCACAGACCCGCAGAAGAACGACTTGCGCAGGGTAATGAAATTGACAATGCAATCAAGGCCGAACTGTTGAAGGCCGGATTCGATGTGAGATAAGAGAGGTGCTTGAATGAATACTGTTGTTGTTAAAGTACAGGTCGAACGCGGCGATCTTAATAGGCTGATTCAAGACCTTTCGAGGCTGAAAGATGTAGATGTTAAAGTCGCAATCGATACGTCTGCGATTAAAGCAGCGGACAAAGCTACATTAGACTTGATTAAGTCGACGGCAAAACTTGCAAACGCATTAGCGAAAACTGAAACGGCAAGCAATGCTGCGGCGCGCGCGCAAGCCCAACAGACAAATGCCGAAGCAAATTTAATTAAGGCAAAAGCACAACTCAAACACGCCGAATCTGAACAGGCGCTTGCCGCCGAAAGGACGATCCAGACAACCGAGCGCACGCGACAGGCGGAGCTTGCGTTAGAGAAACAGGCGCTTAAAACCGCGGAATCGCACAATAAATTAGCAAACGGCACAAAGCAATCGGCTGATGCCATGCAGCGGTTTTATGATCGTGTCGGGAAAAGCGTCGGTAATGCCGGGACGGACATGTCGGATGGGGTTAAGGGAATAAAAGATTATATTTTGTCCCTTGACGGCATGAGCGACGCAACCGTCAAAGCAACGGGTAGCACGACGATTGCGGGACGAGACGTACAGCAGTTCTCGACGGCGGTGCAAAATGCAGACGGAACGGTTTCGACGTTCAAATTCTCTCTCGACACTGCGACGGGAGAGCTGTACCAATACAATACCGGGATCAAAGAAGGCACTGCTTCGACCAACAAGTTTGAGCAGGGTCTTAAAGCGCTGGGTGAACGCATAAAAGCAACTGCGATAAGACAGCTTGCGGCGGCGCTTAAAGATGCCTTGCAACAGATGAAAGCTGTTGACGATCAGCTCGTCGAGGTTAGAAAAGTAACTGACGCGTCAAGCGAACGTCTTGCCGCAATGGAACAACAGGCATACAAGACGGCGTCCGCGCTTGGTATTTCGGCTGACTCGTATCTTGAGTCCGTGGCGCAGTTTGCGCGCGCAGGATATAGCGAACAGTCCGAAGCGCTGGCTGAATTGGCTGCAAAAACCCAGATCGTAGGTGACACTAACGCAGAAACGGCAAACCAGTTCTTGATTTCCGTCGACGCTGCGTATAAATACAATGGCTCGATTGAAGCGCTCACTCGCGTTCTTGACGGCGCAAACGAGATCGACAACAAATACGCGACGAGCATTGAAAAAATCGCGGAAGGGCTTGGTAAAGTCGCACCCATCGCGGCACAGGCTCATGTGGGAATTAACGAGCTTTCTGCGGCAATCGGCACGATTACGGCGGTTACGCAGCGTAGCGGCACGGAAACCGCGACGGCTCTGCGCGCGCTTTTCCTCAATATCATGGGCGATACCAAGACGGAGATCGACGAGGGTGTCACTTGGACGACTGGGGAAATTGCCGGGCTACGCGACGTCATTAAAGAATACGCGTCTGAGGCTTACAATGCGGCGAAAATCTCCGGGGGAATCATAAACCCGATGAAGGCCATCGAAGGTCTTGCAAAGAGCATGCAAGATGGGCTTCTTACGGAGCAGAAGCTTGTTTCGATGGTGTCCGACATTGGTGGTAAACTTCGTACGTCCCAGCTCCTTGCGTTGATCCAGAATTGGGACATGTATCAGTCGATGCTTGCCGACTATGGCAATGCGGTTGGTAGCGCGGACAAAGAAGTCGCAAACGCCATGGATTCTTGGACGCGAAAGACCGAAGTGCTCAAGAACACTTGGACAGAATTTATCCAGAAAACGATTACCACCGATGCGATTAAAGGAATCCTTGATCTTACAACGGGGCTTGTAAAATTTGCAGACAACGCCGGGCTGGCGACGACCGCTGTTCTCGGCTTGATTGTCGCGTTCAAATCTGAAAGCGTGATTGGTTATGCAAAGGCAATTAAAAACGCCGTTGTAAACCTTGGCGAGAACATAAAAACAACGATAAATGCGATTTCCGCTGTTGTTTCGCACACTGCGGCGGTCAATGCCAACACCGCCGCACAGGAAGCAAACAAGATCGCGGCGGGCGCGGTTACGTCTACGCTGGGTGCGGGAATTGCAGTTCTTTCGCTTGTTGTAATGGGAGTCAAGGCGTACATACGACACCAGCAAGAGGCGCGAGAGGAAGCCCTTTCTGCGGCGGAAGAGAATCTAAAAACGGCTGATTCGCTTCTGGAACTTAAAGAACAATACATTTCTATCGTCGACAGTCAAGAATCTGAGGCGCAAAAAACGGAAGAACTTGCCAATCTTCAAAATAGGCTTCGAAGCGAATATGGATGGACGGAAGCACAGCTTGCAGACTTGAACGATGAGAGGCAACGCGGGATCGACCTATTCGACGAGGAATATAAAAACGCCGCTAATGCTGCATGGTATGAGATTGAAGACCAGTATAACAAAGGTCAGAAAAAATATTCCGACTTTTTGAACAGCGACGGGCGAATGAATGCGTATGCCGGAAGCTTCATGTTTGACGAAAATGGCTTCTATAAGGCGCAAAATGTGCTAAAGGAGTTTGGTATTTCCGTCGAAGCTACCGCAGACGGCGTGGATATAATTACAGGATCGTTTGCAAGTATGGACGATGCCAAAACGACGCTTATAAACGCCAGAACCGAACTTGCGGCAACAAACGACGAACTCAACAAACATGGCATCACTTCAAACATTATTACTTCTATACTT